ACCTTGATGCCCTCCAAACTCGGGATTGCGTCAATCAGGCGTCGTAACTTTTCGGTGTCTATCGCAAAAGTCTTTTTCACTTTGGATCCTCTCCTGCTCCAGCGGCCCGCTCCAGTGCGCCCTCAAGGTACCGTACAGGCTTTCCAGTGGCCTTGGCGTGTTCAATCTCGCCGCGTGTCGAGTCTCCGATGTAGCCGCCAACGTTGAGCACTAACACCTCGTCGGCAAGGTCAATCTTTCGCTTGTGAAGTTCGTCCAGAGCAATCTTCTGCTCAGGTGTGACACCGCACTGCTCGCCGTGCGCCTCATCCTGCGCGTGAGGATAGAAGCCGACCGACAGCACGATATTGCCTGCCATCGTTTCGCGGTAATTAGCTTTCTGGAACTCGGTGTAGAACCGTGTCGAGCCGCACAGACACACAACTTTGGGCTTAGCATCCCGTTGCGCCAGAGCGGAGGTTGAGGGGAGGGAGAGAGCGGCCTTTGCGCGTTCCGTCCAGCCAATCCATCCCCACGCAGGAACTTCGCCTGCATTCTCTACGGCATGAGCAACCAATGCGTGCAGCTGTCCGGCTCTCGCTACCCACTCCGCTGCCTGCTGCTGGGATGTGGCTAGTTGGCGTTGGAGGTCGGCAATAACAGCTTGCTCACCGAAACTCTTTACTTCTTCTGGAGTCCATTCAGTTCGTACAAACGGCAGCGATTGATGGAGCGGACATCCGGCACGGTTGGTTATGCCATTTGACCCAGTGTAACAACAGCAAAGGTCCTCTATGTGATCTCTCACTTCCTGCTCCTTTCCGCTTCCAACTGCTCTTTGCAGCGGGCGAGTTCGGCTTCGGCAGATTCGGCGCGCGTGTTAACAAGCACCCATTGTTCATCGGCAGTCACGCCGATACGTTCAAGCTCATTGCGAGCATGGTGGTCCTTTGTAGATTCTCGTAGCCGCAACTCCCGCAGGCTGGCTTCGAGAGTGGCTATCTTCTCGGACATCGACCCGTGAGCTACTAATCCTGCTAGTCCTGCACTCGGCCTCTCGCGTGGGGCGGGTTGGGTGGAGTCGGTGGTCATGGGGTCGAGGTAGCCAATCCCCTTAGCGCGAAGTTCGGCGTCGATAGCTTTGGTGTCCTTGAAGTCAGGCATTCTGCTTCCTCTCCTCCGGGTGGGCCTCAGCCCTACAGACCCTTCCACTTCATCCATCGCTCTCGCAGATACTTCTTGGCCTCGACGGTTTCCAGTTTGTCGAAGCACGATTCGTTTAGCTCTCCAAAGTTAGCAGTCAGTGACTCCCAAAAGTCAGAGCCGTATACCTCGCCGTCGCATGAGAACGCGGCGCGGATTTCGGCGCACACGGAGCAGGTGACAAAGCAGTTGAATTCCCCGTCCCACTTACCAGAAACCTTCTGGTAAACCTGCCCGACCGCTATTATCCTGCGGCATTCCTCGCACTTGTGCTCCTTGCGAGCCTTCGGCCACGAGACCTCGAAGAACTCCGGACTATCGCCTTCGTAATCGTTGTATACGCAAACACCACAATCAGCCATTGCTACCCTCAACCGGACGGGACTCGGTACGCTCATTGAACTTTGTCCGAATGCCGCATCCGTCGTCACCTGACTTGACTGCGAGCATGTGACAGTGGTTGAAACACCATCCACACAGAAGCATTTTGCAGTTGAAGCAGCGAGTGCGTCGATGTGGGCGCTCAACCTCCTCGCCGCGGTCCTCGCAGAAAGTACGTTCAACCACGCTGTTCCTCCTCTCGCGGACGGGACTTCAGGGATTCGATGCGCTTGGCACACGTGACCGCAACGTCAACAGACTCCTTCGGAGCCACGCGATACAGGCGACTATCGCCCTCGGCGTTGCACACGGCTATAGCCTCATCCAGCGCGGCGTTTCGTATGTCGTGGCTGTATCTATTGACCAAAGTTGTGGCGACGGCAATGGGGGAACCCGCTGGCTCGCTGGCCTGCCGGGACTCCCGTTCCCTTGCTGCGCGGTCACACGCTTCTACGGTTAGGCGTGACACATCTTCTGCGGTCATGGCCGGACGAGACTCCACGGCACGAACGTAAGCTGTAGCCCGGTAGTGATTATGCTCGTCAGAGAACCGCCTAGCCGCAGCATTTGCGGGGGCTTCATCCAAGAAGCAATGCTCGGTTATGGGCTGCCAATCGCCTGCCTCGTATAGATATTCCACCACCCAAAGCCGCTCACTCAGCATCGTTCCCTCCCGTTTCGCACCCATCCCCACGACGTGCCGTCATGCTTCCATCGGCACAACCCCTCTCGCTCCATGCGTTTTAGGATACGTGCAGCCGCACCACCCAGACCTTGTGCCCGAAGCGTAGAATCCGGCCAGATCGACTGTCCAACGCTGGATGCAACAAGTGGTTGATTGGTTAGAACTGCCAGTGCCCGCTCCCTAGCCACGTCATAACTTACTGGAGTCTTGACCCTCATTCGTTCCCTCCCTTGCGGGCCTCGGCCAGAGCCTTCACCAGAGAATCCTCGGCAGCGTAAAGCGCGTGCATTGCGGCGGTAGTCTCGGCGTCTCCGAAGTTCGCGCGGCGTGTATGGTAGATGGGGCCATCGAATTTAATCGCCCGCCACGCTTCGACAGCCCGCAACAAATCCTGGATTCGCTCCCGCTCGGCGGTTCTGGAAGCTCGACGAAGCTCTAAAGTTTGAGCGCAAGGGCGAGACTTCATGGTGGCAGATGCGAGTCGCGCAAGAAACAGGGGCCGCCAACGTGGATGATCTCCTTGCCGCACTCATCGCACTTCGCCGTGATGCGAACCTTTGCCATTCTGCCTCTCCTGTTCTGGGCCGCTGGCCCCGATAAAGCTGAATGAGGAGTGCCGCCTTGCAATATCGCCGTCATCCCGCGCGGAAATGCGGCGCACATGGAGACTGGTCGCACTCCCCAACTTGTACATAAACCTGTTCTTTCCCCTCCGCTACGGGTTAAGAATCTGCTCTCCCCAGAAATCCGGCGAAGGGAATATCGGTGCATACAGCGTCCCGTTGAGCCAGTTCAGCAACACCTTCCCGGTGCGACCATTACCGTCCACGAAGGGATGAATCAACTCGAACTCGCGGTAGAAATCGAGCGGCTCCATTTTGTCGCGGCGCAGAAACAGGGAGTTGAGCATCGCGTGCACTTCTTTTGCGGGAGGACAAATCCGCGTGCCGACGCGAACCCCACAATTGCGGAATCCAGGGCTGTTTTTGTGCCGCTCGATGAGCGTCCCCAAACAGTGGGCATCAACGACCGATGGCTTGGTCTTTTGCCCTAAAGCATAGGTCCACGCTTCTAGCATCCACGCCACGCGCTCGATGCCTTCCAGCGCCGCTACATCGTGGCCCTGCCGATGAACTTCTTCGCGGACATAATCGATCACGTTCCATATTTCCATGTTCTTTCCCCTCCGCTGCCCGCCGTCACCTGGCCTACCGAATAGTTACGTTATTGCGAAACCACGCCCGGATGACGATTAGTCGGCTGCTTAGCTACAATGTCGTCAACTTTGGCCATCTCTGATTCCTTCACGGCGGACCCGGTCCCCCGCCTGCTAACCCTCAAACCTCTGGCACGGGCACCGCTCCGTCCAGTTCTTACCCTTCTCCGCTACTTCCGGCGCGAGCAGGATCATGCAGGCTCCAGTTCCCGCTGTCTTGTGAGCGGTTCGACTGTGGCCGCACGAGCAGAGTAAAGTTGCGCTCCAGCAGGAGAGGGATGTCGGTGCGGGCGTGGGCCGTATCATTGCGAGTCCGTTTAATCCACGGCCCCTTAGCCGCCTTCTTCTCGCGCTCCGCTATCTGTTGCTCATCCTCTCGCAGTAGATCGTCTCGTTCCATGTCAGGCTCCCTCGCTCTCCGCCGGATAGATGAGATCCATCGGATGAACTGGAACGTCAAAATTCCGGCCATCGAACTTGACGTGGACGTAATGGTCGTAACTGCGCTTCCGCGCGACGACACCTTGCTTCCCGCTGTCCTTCATCGTGACGCGCATCCCCGGTTCTGGATTCACGCCGTAATAAGACTTCACGTACTCATACGCCATTCTTCTCCCCCTTACCGCGCGGCCCAGCCTAACCGGCTACAGTGTGCGCCGCAACGTACTCGACCACATCGCGGACCGTGACCAACTTCTCCGCGTCTGCGTCAGAAATCTCAAGGTCGAACTCGCCTTCCAGTGCGATAACCAACTCGACCACATCCAGAGAATCGGCGTCCAGATCGAGAACAATGTTGGACTCGTCCTTGATCTCCTCAATTCCAACTCCAAGTTGCTCCGCGATGATGCCGTGGATTCTCTGGGCGATGACTTCCTTGTCAGCCATTAACTACCTCCGTTCAGTTTGTGATAGCAAGATTCTCAAACCGTGTGTACTTGGCAATAAATGCCAGGTTGGCCGTTCCTGTAGCGCCGTCGCGGTTCTTGGCGACAATCGCCTCGGCGAGCCCTTCCAGGTCAGGATCGTTGTCGTACATCTCTGGACGATGCACAAAGACCACAATATCGGCGTCCTGCTCCACCGAACCGGATTCCCGAAGGTCGGACAAAATCGGCCGCTTGTCGCTTCTACCTTCCACGGCCCGGCTCAACTGCGACAACGCCAGTACCGGGCACTCCAGATCCTTCGCCACGGCCTTCAGTGACCGCGATATGGCCGACACTTCCTGCGTTCGGTTCTCGAACTTGCCACCGCCGCTCATCAACTGGAGGTAGTCAACAACTGCCAGGTCAAGGCGCCCTTCCTTGCGCTTCAACTGCCGACACTTGGACCGCAGCCGAATCGGAGTCAGATGGCTGCTGTCGTCGATGAATAGTCGCTTCTCCGCGAGGTCGGAGATGGCCGTGGAGAGCCTGCGATTGTCTTCCTGGTCGCCCCACCCGTACTGTCGCGTCGAGTACGCGCGTAGGTTGATCTTCGCCATCGACGCCAGTAACCGAGACTCTATCGCCTGTTTGAACATCTCCAGCGAGAACAACGCCACCACCAGTTCCTGGTCCTTCGCGAGAATGTTCTGGATGATGTTAAGCGCCAGAGAGGTCTTTCCAACCCCGGGGCGGGCGGCGATCACGATCAGATTCGACTTCATCAGACCGCCGATGATATCGTCCAGCTTCTCGTATCCGGTCGGTGTACCCGACATCACAACCGGGTTCAGTATCTTGGACACGTAACCGTCAATGCCGCCGGCGTCTCCCACTGAGTCACTAAACGTGGCCCACTTCCGCTCCTGCACGTTCTCAGTCAGGCGCGTGATCGCCAGTTCGGCCCGGGCCAGTACGTCCTCGGAACTTTCGTTCTGCTCAATGGCTTCAGCGATCGCCGTCTGCGCCACGTTTATCAGACCGCGGAGCATGGCCTTCTCGCGCACAATCTTGACGTAGGCGAGAATGCTGGGTCTGTCGGGCACACCGTCCAACAGTGACGACAGGTACGCGACTCCGCCGATGGCTTCGACTTCGTTGTGCCGCGACAGTTCCTCGCTGAGAAGAATCATGTCGATCGGCTTGCCAGCTTCGCGGAGCTCTACCATGCGATTCCATATGCGACGGTTGGCATCAAGAGAGAACTCATCCCCGGTCAGGAACTCGACCGCTTCGTCGTAATGTGATTGGTCCAGCAAGATCGCCCCCAAGACGGCGCGCTCCGCCTCCAGGTTGGCAGGCGGTCGCTGATCGAACTCCATCTCTCTCGACAATTAGCTACTCCTGTGACTGACCAAAGGCCGATGCGACGACCGACGGGAGGTTCAACCGCAGGCCGTCGATGTCGCGCGTGTTCCACACCCTCCGCCGGATGTGACGCGGCCAGTCGTCGGCCAATCGCTGCAGAACGGAGAGCAGGTCGGCAGATTCAAGTTGAGTCGTTGGTTCCATCATCCGAGTTTCCTGTACGGGTACAAACCCTTGATCTGCGAGTTCAGCCAACCGCCAGCCGACGGAGAGTTCTCGAAGCCCATCGCGGTCGTCTCGGGAACGTTGGAGTAAACATACGTTCCGCCGTGGTTGAAGGTGACCGTCAGGTCGCCAGTCTCGTCATCCCACGAAATAGCGGTTATGTTGCCGGACTCGGAAGAGAAGTTGATGTCACGCGGTGCCATGATTACCTCACTTTCCTTGTGATTGAAGTAGTCAACGGGATGCGGTGGTTCACGCATCGGCCTCGTTCGGCTTTGCGTCAAGATCGAGAACAACCCGCTTGTCCTCCGGGATCATGTCGCAGATTTCCTGAAATGTGGGACGCGGACGATCACCAACTAATTCAGCTCTAAGATTTTCGGGCCGCGCGAACTCGTGCGTCCACACAGAACGGCCCAAGACCTTCTCGACCGCTTCTTGGAACCTGTCAAACGGCATACACAGCCGTTCTTCATTGAGTTGAAAGTCCACGATCTGCTCATTGGTGGCAAAGTTCCACCATCCAGAGTTAGCGAGTTTTACTGCGTCATCGTATTCCATTTTGCTTTCCCTTCCGCGCGGTGCTGCCTATTCTTCGACCACAACGACTTTATCCGCCTGCAACTTGTCGTTGTGCTTGCCGATCTGAAACTCGACCAGTTGGTCTTTCTCCAACTGCTTGTAGCCGTCGGTCTGGATCTGGGAGTAATGCACGAAGTATTCGACCTCGGTCGTCAGTTCCTTGACGAACCCGAACCCCGTCTTGTCGTTGAACCAGACCACGCGGCCTCTTACGCGAACGTTTGAACCCATTGTTATCTCTCCGATCTCTTGACGCGCCGAACCTTCTTCGACTTGACTACACACCGCTCGATTGCTGGCGGCAGACCCCATCCGTTGGCGGTGATCAGGGAACCGTTCCACTTGCGGACCTTGTGTTTGAACCTGTGTACGCGCCCAGAGAATCCGCGCCACCAGATGCGATACCACCAGTCGGCATTCACTTCTTCCGCCTCACACTCTCGACCGTATCGTTGAACGCCTTCACGCCGGGATAGGACATGGCCTTCTGCTGGCTCTTTGCCGCCTGATTGAGCGCCGTCTGATTGACCTCGACGAACGTGATTGGCGCGTGACCGCCGAGTCCCTTCCCGTCCCGCAGCGAGCAGATACCGGAAGCAATGTCGAGTACCAGGTCCTCGAGATTCGTCACCTCAGCCTTCCAGTTCTTCCGCTTCGAGATGCCCTTCTCTTCCGGCACCGCCGACTCGACATGCACCGGCGGAAGGTAAACCGGAGCGGCCTGAATCGGTTCCGAGATCAACTTCTCTGCTGTGGAAGTGTCCCCACTCGCCAGCGCCTCATCGACGGCGCCCAACGTCATCTGCTCGCCGCGCGCCTTGCGCTCTGCCTCAGCAGCCGCTTCCTGCTCTCGGCGTAACCGCTCCTGCTCGGCCAGGCGAATCCGCTCTTGCTCGTCGGCCCACATCACCCGCTGCCGCTTGACGTGCGCCATGGCCGTCTCGAACGGCTCCTTCGCCGCTTTGAGGAACCCTTGCGCTTTCTGGTACGGCGTCAGCAGGCACGACCGAATCGGGTCAAGGAAGTTCACCGCCCGATCCTGACAGGAAACGAGGAACTTCAGCCTCTCGCCGGCGTCGGCGTAACTTTTCGGATCCGTTACCCGGACCGCCATGGCGTCCTGGGCCAACTCCCGGCTCTTGGCAATCGTGGCCTGAATCAGACCGTCCTGCTCAGTAAGTAGCCGGATGGCCTCTGCGGGCGTCTTGGGAGGCTCCAGCGGGGCCAGTACTGCAGGGACGGTCTGTAAGGCGTCCGGCTTCCCGTTCGTCGCTGTGGCGGCATCCTGTGAGGATTGTGCCCCTGTTCCCGGCTTGGGGTGACAGAGAGAGCAGCACATGGTGCCGTCTGGGCGCTTCCAGTGTGGAACCGCTTTCATGTGGATGTAGCACTCGGACAGTACCTCGTCACTCTCTGCGTAGACTGCGCCGGACTTTGACGGGGAATTCTCCGCGCCGCTGATCTCTTCGGCCTTCCTGATCACGGCGTGTTCCTGCTCAATGGCCGCAGTCGGAATTTCAGGCTGTTTCTCGAACTGCGATAGGTCCGCATCAGCCGCCACGTCCTTGCCGTCAACCTTCAACGGCGGTTTATCGCCTTCCTCGACCACCAGCACGTCGTACTTGTGCTTCATGTGCTCGTTGAAGAACCGGCCCTTGCTTTCGGCGGAGAGAAAGGACTCGTACACTTCCGGCTCGACGTTCTGGTAGCACTTCACCAGACCGCTCGGTTTGAAGCGCAGCGTCAACGTCCAATGGGCCTCGTCGTACAGGTAGCCATCGAACATGGAAGAATTGCAGGGGGTAAGAGTTACGGCAGGGTCGTTCATGGTCGTTACGTCCTTTCGTGCGATGGTTGCAACTTAACTCAGGATGAGAGCAATTGCAAGCGTGAAAATTAACCGCCGTATCGAACAACGGCCTGCTTCATCTGCTCGACGAACAACTGCTTCTTGGCAACATAGTCCTCCGGGTACCCGTCTGGGTGATCCCTGTATGCTTGTTCGTGACCGTCGAACAATTGTAGGTAATACGGCCAACGCTTCTTACCTTCTGCTAACTCCTTCCAGCAATACTCGCAGAGCGGCATCGAACCGGAATTGTCTACCCATGTCGTATGGAACTCAACGATGGGCCATGGCACCCCGCATCGCTGGCAGGACATAATTCCTCCCATTGCGTGTTGCAACCACGGAGCCAATGCCCTGCAGATATACATCCGTTCGGATGCAACATCATCCTTGTCTCCGGTTGCCCGTCGCTGGCGAACGATATAGGTTTTCCCGTCGGCACTATAAGTCAAGTCTTCCCGCTGGATTCTCGGAAGGCAGATCGTTGGCGGAAATAACTTCTTCATCAATCTAACAAGGGTGTTCTTCATACAATCGCCTCCAGCAACCGTTTCGCCTCATCGCAGAACCAACTCACGCTGTGATACCGCGCCTGGAGCCGGTTGCCGCTGTTGTCCAATTCGTACTTCGTGCCCGTGAACGAACTCACGCAGGCGCGGCAGGAGCGCAGGTGGAGCAGGTACGCGTCGCGACGGGCCTCATAAGTCATTCAGGTCTTCTTCTGCCTCGCACTCTTCGCAATCCTCAGAGAACGGAACGCCGTGGTCGCAGCAATCTTCTTCGTCGTCCTCTTCGTAATCGTCGTCGAAGCGGTCGCCAGCTAGTTCCCCCGGAGGAGCGTTCCACGGAGTTCGACCCCAATTAGGTTCAGACACTGGTAACGCTCCTCTCCGCGATCAACTTGCGCCCATCGCCCCAATACGCCAGCCAGAACTGGACGATGGGATTGCCGCGAAACTCTTCCAGCACTTCGCACAGGTGCTTGAAGTGAACGTGGCTGTCCATCGCTCCGCCCTTCGTTATCAGACGACCGCAGTACTTGCACGGGATCTTCACGCAGTTCATTTCGGCAGCATCTCCACAGCAAGGCGGATGATGTTTGCGTTCCGCGCCCATTCCGCCCGCCATGCCCTTAGCACCTTCAGTTCATCGTCGTCTCTCCGGTGACTTTCTCTCATCGCACGGAGAGCGGATTCAGCGAGCGGATCGCCAAGACCACAGACATCCCAACACGAGTAGCCGTCCTCGGGATGCTTATCGCGATAATGCTCCCGCATCTTTTCGACTGTTTCGGTGCATCGACCGCAAACACCGCACTTGTAGTTACGCTCCGCCATTTACTCACCCTCCATGAGTTTCTGCCCATGCGCCAACCGCTCATGCACCACGGTCAGCGCCGAGACGAACACATGCACGTCGTACTCGTGCCGCTCGTACACGTTGGTCTTGTACTTCCCCGTATTCAACAACTGCACCGCCCACCGCCGGGCCCGGCCACAGCGATTCGTGTTGAAGATTGCCAGTTCCTGCGCGGCCGTCTGAAACGCCCAACTCGGTTGCGCCTGGGCAACGGTCTTAAGCTCCACCACGGTCGGAAACTTGCCGCGAGAGCCGAGCACATCCGGCGTGACTCCGAAGGCCATGCCGTGTACGCAGGCGATCATCGGCTTCTCGACGAAATCGGGATCGGGTTCGAAGCCGGACTCGTGCAGGAACTTCTTGTAGGCTTCGACGTAGGGCATGATCTCGTCAGTCTGCCACGAAGGGTCAAAGTCTCCGTACCGCGCCAGCGCCCACGCAACTTGATGCACCGCCGTTCCGCGACGCGCGGCGTTCTCCATGACCTCTTTGGAAATGCAACCGTTGTAACTGGACAGGCCGGAGAGCGAAAGCACCTGGGTCAGCGACGGAACCCACTTCCCGTTCACGTCGCGGTACTCGTGCGGCGAGTCACAGTAGCTGCCGCCCGGGATTTGAACCGTGCTCATCGGCTATTCAATCTCCTCATCGCCTGGAAGATGATGTCGATCGCACAGGCCCGGTTCAGAGACGGCATGTGGTGCAACTGCAAGTACCACCAGACGTGAAACAGGATCATCTTCCCGATGTCGCGCTCGTTCACGGTTTCACCTGCGGAGGCTTCTCGCCGTTATCCAGAGCCCAGATAGTTCCGATTGCAGGCTGGCATTGATCGTTGAGCGCGTAGTAAGTGATGCGCATGTACATCTGGCCGCGCGATGGGGCCATCGACGAATCTGAACGGACTTCTCTCAGGTCGATGTGGTACGCGCCGCTACCATCCCGATTGCCAGCGAAACCACTATTTACAACCTCGAATCTCGGTGATGCGATCATCGTCTGAACCTCATGTGCCAAACTTCCGGCGAGTCCTCATCGCCATTGTCGCAGTCGTGGTCCTCGGTCCACCGCTTCTCCAGTAACCGTGTCTCGCCGTAGATGCGAGCCAAGTCCTCGTCCGAGCACACTTGGTCGAGATGCAGGTCGGTATCTCCGAACGCGCTGACGATCACCGGAGCACACACGCCGTTGCCGTAGGGCACGCCTGACGGCTTACTGGCGTGGTGCGAGTAGAGCGCAATGCCTGCGCCGGCGCCGAGGGCGATGGCCAGCAGGTAGGACGAGATGAGGAGTAGGCGATTCATTTGGAAACTTTGGACTCGTACTCAGACATGGCTACGAATGTGCGCTTTAGTAACGCCTCCAGTAATATCGACACATCGCCACTGACCAATATGCTAGGTTCCACTGTTTCGGCTGTAAGGCGAACTGTGACCCTGAAGTCCTGACTGCGCCACGAAAAACGAATTGCATCGCTTTCCGATGTCGTGTCAATCTTCGTCATCTGCTCCGAGTACGGCAGTGCACGAATGATAATTTCCAGTAATCGATCTTTCGTAATCTCGCTCATGATCACCTTTCCAGAAACTCCCGACCCCGCCTAAGCCGCGATGCCCGAGCAGGACGCGCCTACAGGCCGAGGCCGGAAGTTGCCGCTGTCCCCAACCGAGGCACGCCAGAGCGTAGGTCGCGCGTGAGCCGGGGAAGACCGTTAGACTGCGATTTTCTCGCCGGGAACCTTGTTGGTCCCGAAGTGCTTGCGAAGATGCCGCTCGACGAATTGGCTGATAGTTCGCTCATCGTCGAGCGCTTGCTTTTCGATCTCGCCGTACAACTCCGGCAACAATCGAACCGTGATGCTGCGTTTGCCGTCGTCAGTCTTTGCTGCTTCTGTGTCTTTCGCCACTGAGTAGTTCTCCTTGTTGATGGTTTGAAATTGTCTACGCGTAGAACGCTTAGTAATTGCTGCCGGTCATTGTGAACACAACCCTCACGACTCTAGGGTCGTCCTTAAAGTACTTACTACGCCATTCCATCTTTTCTCCGGGATCAATTGTTTCATCACCGGAGATAACGTAGTTGCTGTCATGAGCTACTACCGTACCGTCGGGGGCGTAACCCTTGTACAAGACCTGCGCGTAGTGAATCGGCCTGTGACCGGAATTGTGAAACCTGACCAGAGCGTAGTCTCCATCAAGGTCGATGGTGTCGATCTGGAGCGGTTCGCTTTCAATATTCTTTGGTTCCAGTTTGATCGGCTCTTTCGGGAGAACCTTAGCCCCGACGTACACGTTGCGACGGTTTTCTTGGCTGACTTCCTTGCCGAACCTGTGCGCTCCGCGAACGAAGGTGAGCCAATAGATAGCTGCCAACCCAAGCACGGCAGGAATGGCGAACAGGGAGAATGTTGAAATTCCTCTAAAGTTGATGTCGTACATGGTGTCTCCTTACTGATCTTCGCGAGGGATGCGACCCGGCTATACTGCCAAGCCCAACTGCTCAAAGACCGCATCCCCTATCCGCCGCCAGCATTGTAATGACCTGCGCGCAATATGGCGGCGGAATCCCGTTTACTGCCCCTGCTCGACCGGTTCAGCGTCGGGATTCCCGGCGTTGTCGGTCGGCACAGGCGCTTCCTGCTTCACTGGTTCGGGCTTCGACTGCGCCCACTCCATGCACTTCGCATAGTGCTTCTCAGGAATCATGTCGCTGGTGTCGGCGCCGGAAATCTCCTTCATCTTCGCCTTCGCCTGCTCGACCGTCCAACCGGAATTTTTCCAGCAGCGGTAAAAGGCCATAGCCTTCTCGCCCTTACCGATGGGGACGTCGCCGGGATCTTGCGACGGAATGCTGCGCTGGCGATCCTGCTCGACCAGTGCACCGCCTTCGATCACTTCGTAGTCCTGGGCCTCTTCGACAGAGACGATGCCCCTGAGCACATCGGCGAACGTGTCTCGACCACAGAAACTGCGCGCTCGCATCTGGAACATGCGGTCACCGTACTTCTTGTAGATGTCCTTGCCGAGAAGATCGGCCTTGGCGGCGTCCGCGAACCCGAAACGGACCTCGTGCACTTCATTGCCGCGGCGCTTCATCTGGCACACGGCCACGCGGGTCTTGTCGGCCCCCTCAAACCATTCCTTGTGCCACTCGTAGTTGGGGCTGGCCTGAATCAGAGCGAGTAGCGCATCACCCCAGACCGCTCCGCGCCCGTTGATCACACTGATCGACTGGATGGATTGCATTGGCGCGAGGCCAAGTTCGGCTCCCATCTGGATTGCGATGAGAACATTCTCCGGCTTACCTTTGTAATCTTTCGGCGCGAGCTCGCTGTTCGCGACGAACTTGCAGAAGGTGATGGCTTCGTCCAGAGATCGCGGCGCGAACGATGTCGGCGCTTTCTGGAGCATGGATGGTACCTGTGCTTTCGCAAGAGATAGTTCGTTCTTTACTTCTGTCTCGGGCATTTTGTATCGTTCCTTTCGTTCGAGGGCGTCGTTATTCGTGAGGATGACGGTTGCAAATGTAAACCCGCCATGCTTGCATGTCAAGAATTAAAAATGGGCGCTGCAGTTTTCCCGCAACGCCCACGATCCTACTTAGTTACTGCGCGGTTCTCTCGTACTCCCTGATGTAGTCGATCACCGCTTCGGAGAACCCGTCGATATGGGTCCACTTGCCATAACCGATTCCGTTTTTGTAGCTGGCGACATTGACCAGATAGTTTTGGCCCCCGAAGGCGTCCGCTGTAGCAGGATTGCATTTCAGGTCGCAGTCCTGCTCATCTGTGAACACGATGATTCGGTCGGCCGAACCCTCGGCGGTATGCACGAAATCCATGCACTGCTTCAGGAAAATTCCCCCGCCACCGAGATCAGATGCCGCCTTATGCACCAGATCACGGAGGGCAAATCCGTTTCTTGCCGGAATCAGCTTGGTCGCGTGAACACGCGTGCCATCGTTTCCAGCCGTACAGTACACAGCCACTTCGTGACACACTTCTCTCACCAGCATCGCCAGCGCAGCGGCAGCGTCAACGCGCTGTAACTCGCTTTTGCCGCCGATCTGTCCTCCCATCGAACCGGAAACGTCGATGATGAGCACCGTCTTGCCGGGGATCTTCTCCTGCGAAGCCAAGCACTTCATCATCGCCACTTCCAGGTCGGGTTCCAACTTCGGATTGTGAACCGCCGCCGACACGAAGCGGAACGGCAAGACGCGGTCAACCTTGACGTTCTGCAAGGACTCACGAATCATGCCAATCGGAACTTCCGCCTGCTGCATATTGCGCAGGTTCCGCAGTAACGCCAATGCGCCCAACTTCTGTTCGCGCAACAGGCGCTCCCACGATTCCTTCTTGCCTTCGCCGGCCTTTGCCGACAATTCAACTTCCCAAGTGTCCGGCGTTACCAACTCGCCAGCGACAAGTCGCTTCCACAACGATTCCTGCTCCGCGTCCTTCGGCTTCGCATGCGACAGGAACAAAACATCGCGTAGTTTGATCGCATCGGCGCGGTTGTACTTCGCCAGCGAGTATTCGTTGAACTTCCCGAACGCCCGAGCCAGTCCCTTCTTGACCTGCGCCGACAGAGGAACCTTGCCGTCCTTCCAGTAGATCGCCAGGAACTCCGTCAACTCGTCGGGACGCTGGATGACGCGCTCCAACGTGTCGGCAACAAGCAACTTCGCTTTCTTGTTGCCGCGTGCCAGTTCGCGCACCAGCAGCAGGGGGAGGTGGCGCAACTTCATCTTCTCGCGCGCTTCGACCGCCATGGCCGCTACATCTTCGGCATCGACGTTCGGAATCAGGTCGGCAATACGCTTGGCGTTGCTCTGACCGTCCTCGTAGAACTCGCCTTCCCATAGCATGTTTGCCATGACGGAACGGCGAAGTTCCTGAGCGGCGTTGATGACCGCTGCGGTTGCACCTTCGTGAGTTTTGCGGGTATTTACAGCAGGCGTGTTGAGACGTGCCATTGGTGTCCTCCTTCACAGGACCTGAAATGTTATGACCGGGGGAACAGGCGGCAAGGGCGTCTTTTCTGTGAAGGAGAAGTATCCCTCACCTTCACCACCCGATCTGAAATTATTTATCCGAGGGAACAGACGATCACGGTACGTGTTTCTCTTTTGCTCTACCAACTGAGCTACATGCCTTGCGACATGGTTGGATTTGAACCAACGACATAAAGAAGTAACCGAAACCTACGCCACTCGGAAGGAGATCACTTCGAGGAACAGGCGACTAGAGTAGCTTGCTGGGGTTTCACCAGCATCCTTTTCAGCCGAAAGAAGTAACCCTAATCTACGCCATCGAAGCGAAACTTTTTGGCGGGAACAAACGCATGGAGTGTTTTCTGTTCAAGAGAAGTATCTCCATGCTACGCCACGCCAGAACTGAAATTACACGCTTGCAATTTTTATGTCAAGGCAAAATTTAGTTGCCCGCAATGCTTGCATGAAAAGAAGGGCGTCCATACACTTACAACCATGGCAGAAAAACTCAGCAAGAGCGATCCAGATTTCTACGCCAAGATCGGAGCCAAGGGTGGCAATCGTACCAAAAGGCGGCTCGGAAAGAAGCACTTCGCGAAAGCCGCGAAACTTTCGCACATCGCACGTGCCGTCAATCGCCGAGCTAAAGCGAAAGCCGCCGGTGCCGCAAAGCAAGTACGTAAGCGTGCTGGATCTGGCAAATGAACTCGGCGTAACCGACGTTGAGCGCCTGCGCCCCCTCATCGAGTACCACTACCTCCGCATACTCGAAGCACATGAATACCTGGCCGACTGCCTTGTAGGCCGGCCTGAACCGGATGCTCTGCGCTGGCTCAAGGGCATGTTGGAACCACTGACCATGCGCCCGTTCCTGACCGTGGAGCAGGCAGCCGAGTTGATGCAGTGCAACGTCAACGAACTGCGCCTGCTGTGCGTGACTCACAACTTCCAGCTTTACGCTGACCCGGCCTTTGGCGAACTGATTTCCATTTACCAGTTCCATCGCCTGTTCGACCGCCTGCGGGAAACCCATGACGGCATCCGGTTCGATCGCCAGTCCATGCTGCTCATGCTGCGCAATGTCATGCCGCAGCGCCAGGGCTTCCGCTACAGACAGAAACCGCTGTCCTACAGCAAGAGGCTGGAGTTGGAGATCATTCGGATCGGAAAGTTGCCGGAGCCGGACCGGACGCTCAGGGCCGTGGCGCTCTGGGAATCGTACTGCGATGCGCGCAACATCCGCGATTGCCTGCAACGCTACTACAAACTGACAAAGGGCGAGGCGCCGGAAGTCGAGGAACGGTTGAAGAACCTGGTGGAGCGGTGCGTGGGAGAGATTTCTGTTGACGCTGAAACCGAGTCGGCGTAAATTCCCTGTCAGCCTCTCTCGCTATGGGGCAATTGGGTCTGTACGTGATTTGAACCTAAAGGAGGGTTCGATCCTTGAAAATGCGTATCGCTTCGCTGTCACTGCTTGCTCTGTAGCCTGACAACCGGCAACAGAACGGATTAGCCGCTCCTGGCAAGGAGCGGCTTTTCTACGCGTAGAGGTTTACTGGTGACGCGGCACTTTGACGGTCAGCCACTCTCGTTCCTTCGTGAATACCGGCGGTTCAACCACAGCCCAATCGTCATGCGGCGGGATGTCGATGATGCCGACCTTTGTTTGCTTCGGTCCACCGGGCACTGGAACCTTGATAACTGCAGCACCGTGCTTGAAGCGCACTGGATGATTGTTCCAGTTGTCGCCGTGCTCGTAAATCTTGTCGTGCATCTGTTCGACAGGCACCTTGTGCAGTTCGTTGTGTGAGCAGTAGTGCTGTGCCAGCATGGACACCGAGTTACGAACTGCGTCCTTCTGCCGGGCGACGAAGTAGTTCTCTACTTCGACTGGATCGGGAATCTGGAACACGCGGGAATCGAAGTGCGCTGGCTTCTTGTCCCAACCGAGAAAGCGAACAGCCTGATTAAACGCTGCGGTTGCCAGTGACGCACTGATCGAGCACAGCTTCTGCATGTTGTTATCGAACCATGCCGCCGTGTCGATCTTGGCGAAATCGGTCAGTAACACCGAAACTTCATCGGACTGGACGTAAGCCAGTTGCGCTCCGGCGCACTCCTGACAGAGCGCCATCGCCACTTCGTCCATCGCCTTCATTAAGCATATGTCGTAGGGCCGTTCCAACCCACGAGTCCACGTATGAAAGGCCCGGCCATCGACTCGGATGATTGTGTAACTGCGGCGGGGAAGAAGGATTCGGTAGCGGTCTTCGTACTGCGCCTTCATGCGCAGGTCAATCTCTGTTGTGCTCATGCTTGCTTTTATAAATGCAAGCGTGACAGTTATGCAAGCGTGTTTATTTCGGTTTGCTGACTCGCGACAAAATGCAGTGCTTGAACTGCTCGCAGAGGTAAACTCCGGTTTCAACGCTGATACCGTTGTCCAGAGCGTGCGGTTCGCTGTCGCCATGAACGCTATAAATTACAAGAACCTCACTGATCGTGTCGGCCTTCCCGGCCAAGTCGGCCGCAACTTCAACGATGCTGTCAACCTGCGTCCGTTCCACTACTGCACCGCCTCGCTCGTTGGTTTCGATACCTCTTGCGGTTGTCTGTCGCGGACAGCCTTGTTGTGCTTGGCGATTTGCTGCATACGCATCCTATTTAATATTCTCATCGTCTCTGGCGTATGATTCTCCGTCTTCGCCTTATCGTAAATCTGCATAAACTGATCGTAGGTTAGATGGGCTCCACGAAGCATTCCAATTAGTGGCTCGCGTTTCGCGTCTTCAATGAGATGACTCGCCTGTATTGGTGTGATCTCGTGCTTCTTCTGCGCCTCACGAATTTTATCTATCTTCCCTTTCTTGGCATCTAAGCGAAGGTCGTACATTAGCGCGGCCTTCTCGGTATTCTCCTCGGTCGGCGCCTCATTGCCGAGACCTTGCAGCTTGTACTCCATCGCCAACTTCTCGGAACCAGACAATGGAAACGACACACCGAATAGCGACCATGCGAACTTCTTCAATCCGTCCTCGCGCTCACTAATATTCATGCCGGATTGAATCGGAGCAACACTAGCTCCGCCAAATCTGCGCAACTGCCAGAGTTCTTCGCCTAATTTGGCGTGTGGGTCGTAAATCTTACGGCCTGTACGCAAGTCTCGATTGGCGAACAACTCAACGCCTTCTTTTCCAACAATGGCGGGCGTAAATATTGATTCCATCACTTCAGTCGGAGTACGTTCGCCCTTGGACAATAAGTACATATTGAACGGGAATGTAGTAGCACCAGCTCGCCGCATCCTCGCCTTGTCGTCACCTGAAAGATATTTCACGATCTGGTCGGCAAGCGGGTACAAGACGAACGTCGTGATTCCAATTCCGGTCAGGATGTCCAAACCGTGACGGACTTCCTGTGGTCGCGTTCTCGACGATGGCAACTCGCTAATTCCTAACGCCGACTTGGCTGCCTCTCCGTAACTCTTGAGTGTGCCATAGTGGTACGCCATGAACATTGACATAAGCGGATTGCGCATGATGCGCGAAACCATCGGAGAATCAAGTACGCGGGTCGGAATCCTGTAGTCAGGGATGTGCTTTGCTGTTTCGCTAATTGCCTCTTTCATGTCCATACCATTGGCTGTCTTTTCGTAGACTGCCTGCATGAACGCAACATCGTTTGTTACCCAGGTTATGCGGCCAGACAATCCGTACCACGCCTTGATCATCTTGACCGGATTGAGATAGCCGAAGGCGTCACCAATGCGATCTGTGATCGATGGCGTCTCCAATAACTCGCGCCCCAACTTCTCGAACAGTAGCTTTTGCATCTGTTGAAGTTCGGTGCGGTGAGATTGAAGCGGGGCACCACTGCGCAGCGCTTCGACGTAATCGTCGTTCTGGTGAATGACGGCATTGATGGCCTTAACTCCAGCATCACGTGCTTCAGGCGAAAGCGGGGAGAGGAGTCCTCCGAATCCAAGTTTGCCCTTCTCCACACTCCAGTGAACCGCGATATTCGGTACGTGGATGAGCGGATTCAGGAAGATCGACGTTGTGAGAAAATCACCAATCTTTTCCAATGCGCTTACGTCACCACCGCGAAGATCATCGGCAAATCTGTTGAGTACGTCTGCAACGTGCTGCTCAAAGAAGTAATCCTTCAATTGTGGAAGGTTGGTCTTAGCATATCCCTCGGGACGATTCATTCGTCCAGTGTCTTTAATGGCGTAGTTTGCAAACTCCGGAGATTCCTTCAATCCTTCAATGAACCGCTCTGCTCTCTCAGCCCGACGCAGTTCAAGATTCTCGGCAATATCCGACGCCAAGGCATTGTGGTAATACCTTAGATCGGGAACAGCGGATTCAATTTCCTTTGTAGTCGCTTGGGTGATCTTCCACTTCTTGCCGTTCTTATCCACCCACACCTGATCCGTGAGTCTTTCTGCTGGAACTGATTCCAGAATGCGGTCGCGCTGGTTCTCGGCTACCGTCAGACTTTCGCGAGCCCGACGAATGCGTTCCTGACCGCGATTCGACATTTTTTCTTCGCCAGTTGCCGCTTGGATTTCGGCTTTCTGTTTCTCTAACTTCTCAATCTCTTCTGTGATTGCCTTGCGCTTGCCGAACGATACCTCGATACCATGTACCGCTTCTTGACCTACGGCACGTCCACGAACGCTTGCAAGGACTCTAGCCTTCTTTTTAAGGTCTTCAATTTTCGCGTCGATGTCCTCAACTTGCTGCGCTCGATCTTTGGCGGGAAGTTCATCAATTTCTTCGGTGAGTGTTCCGATTTTGTCTACAACTGGAGCAAGGCGTTCGTCTTGAAGTTTTAGCTTCGTTGTCAGTCCGCCACCGAGCGCACCGAGGTCTTCGCCGCTATTTCCAGTAATCCGATTGCCCTTAATAGAGACAACCTGACGGCGACCTGAAGGCTCAGCCTCAATCGCCATCATTGTGCGATGTTTCAGCGACGCTGCCGACTTACTTAGAACGTTTCCGCGCGGAGCCTTGCCACTGATCGAAGAAACTAAACGATCAATCCATGACCCAGACTCTTCGACCACACGGTGAATATGTTGTTCGTCGGGCTCATTGTCCGTTAACTTCCTGTAAAGTTCGCGGTTCTGCGCGGCAATCGGAATGTCGTATTCCGCCGCGAGTTTCTGCTGCTCTGCGGTCAATGGCTCCTTGGGGTTCTCGCGCCAGTGGTAAATCGCCTCCCAATCTTCAGGTGTTCCGCCGGCCTGTTTCATCAACTTGATGGCTTCGAGATGGTCAGCCTCGACGTTCTTCTGGAGGTCGAATAACCCGTCTTCAATCTCCTTGGCAGTACGAACCTTGCCGTGCTCTTTTTGAATGTCGACTACAAAGTCCTTAACGATTGGTGGAGCCTTTTCCACCGCTATTTCGAGACCGAATAGGGAACTCCTCAGCGTGACGGCGGAAGCAATCAACCGCTCCTTTTCCTTAGATTCTGCCTGAGATACCCGCTTCTCCATTTCCTTGACTTCGGAATCGTCGCCACGTTGCTTTGCGTATTCAAGTTGACGCTTCGCCCACGCGACATCTGGATCTTCAATTTTTGGATGCTCTGGTTCAACGCTGACCGGATGCCATGGTGCCGCTTCCGCTTCGGGCGTAGATTCGGCCTCGGCAACCGCCTGAACGGGTTCTGGGGTAGGCTCGCTGACCGGGATTGGCTTCGACGCTTCTGCTGGTACTTCCTGCGCCGCTTTAGGCGCTTCCTGCGCCTTCGCTTGGGAGAGTTCGGCTGTTAGTTTCTCGGCCTGCGCTTCGCCTGCTGCCGCTTTCTGTTCGGCTACGGCGTGCTCCATGCCGGGGAGGGTTGGGGCTTTAGATTCAGGCAGTGCCTTGCTCTCCCTTTCGATCGTCTGGTGCAGCGGCTTCGCGCCAGTTCCTTTATCAATAGCAATTTGACCCGGGTTATCTTGACTGCGAGCGAGGAAAACTTCTCGCACATAACCACTGGCATCGCTGTCCAGTACTTTCGCAGCAACCGATGACGGCATAATGTGGCGACCGCCAAATGTGTCCTTGATGACAACCGACCGTTCGCCGCCCTCGCGTGAGAGTTCCGCAAGATTGTCCGTGTCAAGGATGTAACCACCCCGATCTTTGATGTCCTCCCACGCCCCCGCCTTCGTGCGCGGTTCTGGCTCGCGATTTTCTTCGGGCAACCGCGGTTGCGATTTCGGTCTGTCGCCAACTTCGGAATCGAAGAACGCCTTCCTGACATTCTCCGGTAATTTCGCCTTATCCTGCATAACGTCTGCCATGTGGTCGGCGATACGTTCTTCCAAACCTCCAGAGTGCTGCTTCTCAATGCTTGGATGGTCGAGCAGATACTGGTCAACAATCGAACGGTCTTCGTCGCTTAGGCGGTTATAGATGTCGTGGGCCAGTTCGTGGCCGATGGAATGCTCAGGGTCTTCGGCGGCAGCACTTACGCTCATCTTGCCAGTGCCGCGCTCAATATTCGCTTGCTCGCCAAGATCGAAGAGATGCGGCGAGTCAACCGTAAACCCATCAATGCCGAGACGCTCAAACTCTTTAGCAATTTGCTTGTTTTCTGACGCACGTCTCCATGCAGAGAGTTTTTCTTTCGGCGGAGGGAAATTGAACTTTGCTTCGATTGCCGAACGCTTCTCCGGCGCTACTGTATCCGGCTCGACGCTGACGGGATGCCATGGAGCGACGGCGGCGGCTTCTGCTGGCCGCTCTGGAGTCGCTTGAACTCCCTGATCGCGGCCTTCCACTGGCTGCTGGAGAGTTTCGGCCAGCGCCTTTCGGATGTCTTCGTAGGCTCTTTGCTTGACGGCATTGGGGTTCTCCTCGTCCTTTAATTCAGATGCTGTAGCCTCCGTTGACACGCCACCGAACAACCGCTTCTCCTGGGCGAGTTGCTTGCGAACGTATTCAGATATTTCGGCCTTCTCTAACAGGAGATTTCGCGTCATCTCCTGCACGCCGAACAGAGTGTCCTGCCGCTCAGTTTTCTTGGGCGAACCCTTCGCCATGCGACCTAGTTCCTGCACCACGTCGTCGGTAACCGCCCGTCCCGACTTCTCCCGCTTCTGGATGAGTTTCAGGATGGCTTCCTGCTGCGCGGGATCTTCCGTTGCGCGACCGATCGCCACTCCCCGGCCCATCCGCATCTTGCCTGTGGCAACGTCGTCAAATATGGGGTCAGCCAACCGCGCCAAAGCGATGCCTCTTTCCGCCATCGCCTCGGTTATGGTGATGCCTTCACGTTCCAGATCGTTGACATCGCGACCAGTGTCACGGAGGAATTTAGCCGCATCAATCGCGTTTCCCCGCCCCTCGGCGATGTTTTGCAGCGCACCCGCCGTCCTTGCCGTGGCAGCGTCCGGCGCGTCGATGTACTTCACCAAAATGTCCGGTACGCCGTTGTCCTTCGCCAACTGCACCCGGTGATGGCCGTTGACCACATAGGTTTCTTCGGTCTGCGGGTCGAACCATGCGGTGACGATGCCCGCCAGGTTCTCGTTCCACTTGCGGCCTTTGAGAAGATTTGTGGTTCCAGACTCGTCCACGTTCAGCTTGTACTGGAACCGCTTGGGGTCGACCACGAGGGCACCAGTCGGAACACGAACGACTGAATGCGGGGTCGCAGCCGCTTCTGCCTCGGGAGTAGATTCGGCCTCGACAACCTCCTTGACGGGTTCCGGCGTCGGTTCGCTAACCGGGATTGGCTTCGCCGCTTCCAATGGGGGTGCAGCAGCCGCTGCAGGGGCTTCCTGTGGCGTTTCGGCAGCGGGATGGGGTTCAGGCTCACCTGCCGCCTTGGGTGCCTCTACGGGCGTCTCTGAGGGCTTTTCAACCCCAATAGTCGGCTTCTCGCCTTTTGCCGCCCCATGAGCCGCCAGGCCAGCAAAAACTGTTGATAGTGCTCCACCTAACCACTGGCGCCGCCGCTCGCGGGTATCACCCTTCTCCCCAGCCTCATGACCAGCCTTGAACTGCTGATACGCCTGTTTTGCCATCGACAGCGAGAAGCCAGCGTCAATCAGTTTCTTGATCGCCGCTTCTTCCGGCAAGAAAGCCATCGACGCCAGTAGCGCAAGGTTCCCAGGAGTGCTGAGGCCGATCAGGGTCTGCATTCCAACCACGTCAGCATCGACAATTGCCGCCATCACCGGATGCTGCTTGGCGTCAATCGACTGTGCCAGCTTGCGGTGCTCCTCGACCACCTGCTCGCTATGCGGGATGAGCGAGTGCGAGAACGCTTCCCGATTCGATTCGCCCTTCTCCTTCGCAATCTTGTTGAGGTCGGGCGTCTCGGGAACTGGAGCCCCGGTGATATACCCTGCACGCCCAGGAATAGGCTCTGGTGCTGCGGGTCCAGCAACGGGAGCGGCCACCCCGGTACGCGCAAGTTCCTGCTTTGCCCAATCCTGCGGAGCGCCGGCCAACGGCTTCTTTTCCGCTCTACGCGTAGAATCTGACGGCTTTGCAGCGGCACCTGTGTCGGGTTGCTGGGAAATTACATTCCAACCAGAACCGTTCTCCGGTTCAGTCGATACCACCGACCAGTTCTTGTGCTGATCGGCGTGGCCCTTCACGTCATAGACGTACTGGCTGACTTCGCCGGGAATTCTCTTGCCCGCGGCAACGTTCTGCTCGCCCCAGTTGTAAGCAGCCAGAGCCTTGTCCTGATCGCCATTGAACTGCTTTAACAGGTCGGCAAGGTACTTCACGCCGCCTTCAATGTTCTGCTGCGGATCGTAGGAATCCTTTACGCCGTAACGCTTCGCAGTGTCGGGCATAAGCTGCATGATTCCCTGCGCGCCCTTGTTGCTTTTCGCCAGCGGGTCGTAAGCGGATTCAGTCTTGGCTACTGCAACCGCGAGCTCCGGCGGAACGCCGTGCTGCTTCGCAATTTTCTCAATGTCGGCGGGAGAAACTTTGGGAACGGGCGTAGATGAGACGACGCCCCATGGGTCGTTGGTAGTGGAGTCTTTTTCTGTGGAGACAACATCCCACGCGCCCGCCATCTATTGCCCCTGCGGTGCTGAGATTAGAACTGGCTTGCCCTTGCGAAGCGTCCATTTCGCGCCATTGCCGAAGGTCGTTATGAACCCTTCCTTGAGATGCGCCTTCGCTTCGTCGGGAATCTCTTCGGGATTCTGCGATGCCGGATGCGATGACGCCGCGTGCGCGCCACCCTGCTTGTTCATCACGCCCGACGGAATCTCTTCGGCGTTCTCGCGCGCACTCTTTTTGCCGATCCAGTTGCCCTTGGCGTCGACATTCTTTCGAATGTCAACATGCTCGACAGAATTGCCGGACGCGGATTCGATCTGCTCCTCGTAGGTATCCTGGGCTTCCTGCCACGCGCCGATGTAATCGTCGAACGTGTACGGCGTGTCCAGCGGCAACCCTTTAGCGTCCTTCTGGGTCTGGTACATTTGCTGCGCCTTCTGGATGGCTTTGTTCTTGTCCTCAACGATCTTGCGAGCCGTACCCGCAGGAATACCAGCTTTGTGCGCCCCACCCTTTGGTTCGTACTCCTCTTGCGGCCCACGGAGAATCTTGAACGTCTGGTCAGCCGGATTCGTCGCAATGATTTCGCCGCGACTGGTAACGTGCATCTGGCTCTTGGGATCGAGGCCGGCCAACCGCCGCTCGTCAGGCGTGATCTCTTCACCCTTCTCGACCTTCTGGAAGATAGTATCCAACACCTGTGACTGCGCGTCACCCGGCTTTGGAGCGACAGGCTTCGTGGTCAACTCGGTCAACCGCTTCTGCTGTTCCGGCGTCCGCTGCTCAGGTGGAATCTGTTGTATCTTCAGCGCCTCTTGCTGCAACTGCTCCGCAGAAAGCTGGTTCGCGCTCTGCAATCCGGCAATCTGCTTTTGCTGCGCCTGGACCTTGGGATCACCCCCTTGGAGATAGATCGACGGCCCCAACTTCGCCATCATCGTGTAGGCCGCACGCATCTTCTCGTTCGGATCGTTACTCGCAAATGCCGCCAGCGGATTGTCGGCCGCCGTGTCGTCCTTCTTCTTGCCCTTCTTCCCCTTCGGATCCATCAAGCCGGGGATGTGCTGCGCCCGGTACTGCATCAGCGACTGCCAGGTTGCGTCCACGGCGCCCACCGCTTCCTGCGCCTGCTTGAACTGATCGTCGCTCATACCATCCGGCTTCTTGCCTTGGTGAATCTGGATTGCCTGTTCGCGGGTCAGCGCCCCTGAATTGATCATGTTGTTCAGGTTGTCGCTGGCCATTTTGGAAGCTGACTGCAAGGCGTCGTCGTTGCGCTTGAATGTGACCGCCTGCTTCGTGGCAGCATCGGCCTTGCCGCGCATGTAGCCGCGAAAGAGCGAGTCACCCAACTGTACAAACCCGGCACCGCGATTAGACGGGTCGCGCTGGATTTGTCCTTGATCTGGTGTTGGTTGCGCTACCTGTGGAATAGGCGGCGGGGTTGGCGCTGGCAGATCAGGCGGCGTGTACGGAGTTGGATTGGTCGGGTTGTACTCATTCGATGAGCGGCGCTCTGGAGTAATTGCAGGTGTAGACACGTCAGTATTCCCTTATAAGGCAAAGAGTGCCGCAAAACTTCCGGCGTCGCCAGCAGCGGATGCTACGTCACCGCCAAGACCGGCAAGAGAACCGAAAGTTGAACCCTTTTGCTCGGCATTGAACTGAGCATTAAATTCCTGCGCCTGTAATTGCTGGTTGCCGATTTGCCCCAGCGTGTTCGATGCCGCAGACAGTCCGCTGATTCCTGTGCCCGCCGACGAGATGCTCTCATTGACGCCCTGCCCGGCAAGTTGCGCCAGCGCGTTCGGCGCGTTCAGAAACGACTTGGTTGCGACATCGGAAACCTGCGCGCCGCGGTTGGCCTCAACCTGTTCCAAAGCAAGATTCTTTTCGCCGCCAGGCGGAAGGTTCGCGAGGATGTTCGCCTTCGCGGAGTCTGCGGCCTTCGTGATCTGCTGGGTGGCAGGAGCCGTAGCTCTTGCGATCGCGTATGGGTCGCCGGTCGCGAGCGTGCTATAGAAGTCCTCGGCCTGCTGAAATCCCGGAAACGCAGAGCCGAACAACTGGCCTGCCCGGTCATTCTGCTGAGTCGCAATCGAACTTAGCGTGTTCGCGGTATTCGTTTCCGCAGTCGAAACGGAAGGACTCACGCCAGCAGGGTTCTTGCCGCCGCCCATAGAAAGGCTCTCTCCGCGCCCATGATACCGCAGGAGCCTTGATTTTGTATGGATTATGGAAGGGAAAAGTTACAGAGGCTTTTCTTCTTTTTTGCTTTTGGTGATCGTCACCTTGATAGTGCCGTACCGTTGCAGGAGTTCAAAGAAGTCATTGGTGTATCTGATTCCGGCCATCGTCAGAGCACCACGGAAAAACTCGCCATGCTCCTTGAACGTGAAGATTTTTTCGAAAGTGTAGCCCTCGTGTTGACTGGCCCAAATGGGATCATCCCGGTCAGTAAAGCCTCGTATTATGGCGCGTTGAAGTTCAGCGCCGTTCGTGTTGCAATTGGCTTCCGAAGTCCATGCCGGGACAATCGGCTCGGCAACCATGTTCAGTTTCCAATCGCTCATTAAAACCTCCGAAGTTACCGATCGAACAGGCTCGCCTGACCGCGCTGCTCCGCGTAGTACTCGCTCAGGGTGCGCTCCAGGTATTGCTCGAATGTTTCCCGCTTCAGGCTGGACGCTATCGCCGGGCCCAACTTGCCGTTCCGCAGCATGTAGTCGTCGATCTGGCCCATGTCCTTGAATCCGAACTTTCGCATGAACCTCGCCGTCAGGTTGTTGCCGGGATAGCGTACCCCATGAATGGCCTTCAACTCCCACTCGCCGAACATGGCGCACAGGCCGAGCATAGTCAGCGCCTCAGCCTCCGGCTTTCCCCACCACTTGCTGAATATGCAGTAGCCGCCGAAGATCATCCGGTCGCCCGGCTGGCCGACTGGCTTGTCGGTAGGGAAGCCGAACCCGGCCACTTCGTACTGGTCGCCGTCCCACACCCCTACCGTGATGAGCGGGCGCTGGAGCAGGAACAGAGTCACGCTGTCCCATGAGAGGTCGGTGAAGCCGCAGAACAGCGCCGTCAGGGTGTCCAGCGAGTCCTCTCTACGCGTAGAGAAACGGGAGCCTTTGATGCTGTCGTAGAGAGAACCGACGAATCCTTCGGGGAAAATTGCGAGCCTCGAACGGTCGTAGAGGATTGCTTGCGCGGGACCGATGCGGTACGCGTCCTCTTTGAAAGCGTTGATCAGGGATGGCATTATTCCGAACCCCACTCCCACAAACCCAACGCTCCCCTTACAACGTCAGTCGTCGGCAACAGAGGACGAACAAACTCCGTGAGCCAAGCATATCGGCCCTCACCAAAATCTCCGAAACTCAACTCTTGAACGCTTGGCTTCGATCCCATGACGTGCGCCAACTGAACAAGACCTTTGTCGCTGGTTGGAAAACACCCGAGCAGCCGAACAATGCACAACCCGCGAGACAGAGGGAATTCGTAGTCAGGCCCGAAGATCGCACTTACTTCTGGTTCGCGTGAAAATTCTCTCGCCCATTTTGGAAAACCCTTTGCCGCGTGAATCACAAGTTCGCCGCGATAGGAAGTTGCCCACGATCTCGTTTCAATTCGCTTCGCACCTGCGGCCATCAACGAAGCCCATGGCTGAGTTAAGGTGAGGGCTTTCATCGTCAGTATCCCGCCACGGTCAGCGCCAATCCAATCACAAGGTAGATCGGCAGCGCAATGCTCATGGTCAGCGTGAACGCGTACTTGTTCGGTGTATACGAGAACCGCATTATCGCGCCGTTAGTCGTGTATCTGGTGTGTTCGTATCTTTCATACCAGAACATCACCAGCGCCTGAAACGCGATGTTGTCGATCAGCGCCGCAACCAGCAACCACGCCGCTGTCTTGTTGTGCGAGATCACCGCCCCGGCAAGCGCGAAGAAGTTCAGCCAGCCAACCCACTTGCAGAGCGAGCAATAGCGGTCGAAGAACTGGAAGAACGACCACGGTTGGCGGTTGATGTCCAACTCGAAGCCCTCGACGCCGCCGGGAAGTTGCAGTTGATGCCGCAGGTACACCCAGACAACCAGCATGGCGGCGGCGATGATGAGCACAGCGGTCACATTTCCTCCCACGGCCACACGTCAGAATTGAACGGCCTGTCCGGGTTGTACTTGTCCACCTTTTCGCTTTCGAGATCGTCAGCCGCTGAACGCAAGGCGTCAACGATTGCCTCTCTCATCTTCGGCGGAGCAGCGGCGAGTCCAGTGCGAATGAAGTCGTGGTGCCAGTTCAGGTAGCAGGGATTGCGGTCTTTCTCGTTGCGCCCGAACTGGAGCAACGCAATTACCGTGTCCCTGCTACCTGTGTCGATGCTGGCGCTCATTGATGCCTCGGCACCATCTGCAACTGCGGACGGGCAATGTCGCCCCGGCCCTGGAACGCGTCGATCACCATCTGCAACTGCACCGGGACTCCGAGCAACTTGTTCATGCGCTGCTGCTCGTCGGTGATGGCGTACTTGTTGGCGGCGAAGAGAATACCGGCCACGCGCGTCCAGAACACTTTGTGGTCGCGCAACAGTGTGGTCAGTTCTTCTTCGGTGGGAATGGCGTCAAACTTCGTTTCGGGGAGAGAAGGGAGTTCAATTTCCAATTTGCTTGCTCCTGAGTTAGTTTTTAGAAATCCTTGGTCTTTAGTTTAACGATTAGGCGAGCGCCCTTCTTGTCGAAGAGTGGTTCCGTTGTTCGCCCGACTAGTCCCTCGGCCTTTGCTTTTCCGTCGTTGAGCTTCGACTGGAATCCAGCACGCACTATCGCGGTTGCATCTTCCAGCGTCATCTCCCCGACGAATGGCACCACGTCCAATCCGATCTTGGACGCCACGTCATTGACGTTCTCTTGCGAGAGCCACCAGCCACCAAGTTTGGAATTGACCGTGTCCACCACAAACACATCGAACACGATAATTTTCTTGGTTGGCGAATAGTCGCCGCCCTTCTGAATCCCGGCCCCGTATCCCTCGCCGTAAATGATGACGTGATTCTCTGGAAACACTTCAAACAACTTTGCGGCGCTCACGTTCTCGTAGAGCCACTTGATCAGGTCAGCATGGATTTGTGCGTTGTCGGTCTTTCCGCCAAAGGTCAGAGCTTTAGCGTATTCTCCGATAGCGTGAAACGCCGGACGCCAGATTACGCGAATGTTCGTGCCGTCGATCTTCTCCGTCCACTGCCAAGTCTTGATGAGGGCGTAGGTGCGATTCTTGAGCACCAGTTCGGGCTTGAGGCGATGCGTCTGCTCGTCTCGCTCGTATAGCGTTTCTATTTTGTGATATTCCATGTTCGTGTCGATGCTTGCAATGGGAAATGTACCCGACGGCGGGAAATTATGCAAGCGTGAATTATCGGACGGAATAAATGTAGCCAGCAACGCCACTGTTGGCGCAATGCAGATAGAACTTCGTCCCATCCCACAGCGGGTCTTGCCAAACAACCAGCACCGGAGAAGCGCCGGATGTGGTGATCTGAATGACGGCAAACGACGGGTTGTAACCGAGGTTGTGCGTGACCGAGAAATTCCCGCTGCTGCTGGTGAACGGGGTCTTTACAACCGACAGCGTGACATTCAACTCCGGGTCAACCGTGATCGCGCCCTTGAGTCGCCGGACGACCGCGTATATCTGCTGGAAGAAGTTCTGGTCGTCACTCGCCATGTCCACGCGCCTCGGTGATCGTGTTTAATCTGGTAATGATTGCGGTTAAGAATTGACAGACTTCCGGTATGCCCGGCTTCTTGAAGTCCGAGTTCTTGAGTTGCACCAGCGGCACCGCTTCCACCCCGGTCAGGTTGTCCCGCGACAGCGCGTTCGTATTGTTCACCATGCTCGTCAGTTGAGTGTTGATGAACCGCAACTCCTCTTCCTCGAAGTCATCGGCCCTGAACTGTGCCCGAAACTGAACTTTCAGCGCGATATTGGGATTTACGGGAGAGAGAGCGTTGATGCGATCGACAATGGCATCGACCGTGGTATTGAATAACCCGACGCCGCCGCGGGAGAATTCGTGCTCACTAGCGAACTGCGGCAACGGCACTGGCGGGAGCGCCACTTGATTTCGACTTTCGGACATAAGGGAACTCGAAGAATGACATCTCGTCGGACAGTCGCACAACCTTGGCCAGATCGACGTCCGTGTTTTCCACCACCCAATCGAAGCAGCCCTGGCAGTAGAGGTCTTTCGGCCCTATTCGCCAAAGTACCCGACGGCGTTCGTTCCTACATCGCTTGCAGCGGTTTTTTATCACGCCATCATCTCCGAAGTGTTAGGTCGTAAGTTCTGCGCGCGCATAGCCGGAACCTGTGCTGGCTGGCTTCCAGCTAACCTGGGGAGCCGTCCAGAACTGGAACGCCGTCCTATTGAGTTCCGATGTGCTGGTTGCCACCAGTCTCCACAGTCGGCATTTGACCGCCGGAAACCGGACTCTCTGAGGAACCTGTGAGCGTTGCTGGTTTACCGGAAGGGTGAAAGCAAAGTACGGGTCGGTCGCACCATCGGCGTACAGCGACACCGTGATCGGCGTCCCGCTGGTGTAATCGAAGTAGCCTTCCTTGATGAGTTTGCTCTCGTCGGTGTTGAACTTGATCCAGTAGGTATCAAACGAGTTTCTGCTGGCCGCGAGCACGGCTGCATAAATATTCAACTGGAACAGCGTTGGAGCGCCACCGAGAGCGCCGCTGCCGCTGATGATGACACTCATCGAATAGGCTTCGTAGCCGAGGCCGTTGTTGATTTGCAACTCGTACTTCTGCCGGCCGACCAGCGATGGCAGGGTTCCAAGATCGAATGACGCGCCATCGTCGAACGCCACGGTTACGTCGATCTCGCCTTCGTCAACGTCGGCATCGACTTCGAGCATGTTCCACTGTTTCGGGAAATGCGGCTTGCCGAGGTCCTGGTACGGAATCTGTACCGTAAACGCCACGCTCTGCTGAATCAGGACGTGCGTTGGATCCCATCCCATATCGTCCGTGTCGCCCTGCTGGTCGATGCAGATGGCGTACCCCGGCCCGGTTGGTGGAGGGACGTAGCGGCAGTAGAGGAGATTATTGGTATCGGCTTCGTAGAACTGGCAAGTCGCCGCAATCGTGTCGTTGCGGAACCGGTTGTAACTCGTGCTGTAGATCAGCCGCGAGTTGCCGCCAACACTGTTCGGGTAGAGGGTCGTCGGGTAAGCTAGGTAGACGAAGTTGTCGTAGAACGCTATCGACGACAGAGCGATGTTGCTGAGGTCGGCGGTTGGAATCGGAGTTGGTCCGCCAAAGTCAACCTCGCGGAACAGCCACTCAACCGGAAGAGAGATATAGGCACCGTCTGCCCCTCGGAACTCGCGAATGCCGTCGATCGCCTGGTAGAAAATTGCCGACTCGGTTCGCGCCCATCCCTGCTTTGCCACCAGACCATGCTTCGAACCCGTTGGCTGGGCATACGGCGTCTGACCTCCGATGATCTGATACCACGTTGTCAGGGTCGCAACAAACAGCGTGCCGCGGAAGTTGATGACCGCCATGATCGGGTCGGACGGTTGCGACACCTGAATGTAGTTCTGCGGCCCAACATTCTCCGGATACCCCGGCTTCGAGTAGTACAGATAGTGCGGATTGTTCGGGTCCCCGGCCCACCACAGTTGTCCATAAGCCAGTTCGATCAGGTCTACAGCCTGAGCGGGAATCGAGAACGCCTGCACGGGTTCGCCGGCGGCGTGCTGCAGTCGCAAGGTGACGTGGCAGCTACCGACCCCGGGCGACTCCACCGGAACCTGCTCGAGATTCTGCGGCGTACCGATGACCAATATCTGATTTTGGAGAAACTGCGTGCTGCCGTTCGTGACCGTGATCAGGACCGGCCCGAAACCGTCATAGACGTTTGGCCCTGAACCGCCAACCGGCGATGCCAAGAAGGTCGAGATTGGAACCCTGAGCGAGCTCGTAACCGGAGCATCGTTGTCTAGTTTAAGCGTGCTGGCCTGTACCAGACTGGCGTCGGGGATGATGTCGGTGTAGAGGAACGAAGGGATGCTGAGAGAGTTCGGAACCTGGTCGACTAACAGCCAATCCTCGCCAAGCGTTCCGCCGCGGCGGTAGATACGAACGTGGGTCACCTGCGGGTCGGTCGAATAGTCGCCGACCACGATGATCGCTTGCCGCAGGACGATCAGCGGCGCCAGCGATGATGCGGTTCCAAACTGCTCGCTGCTGTACTGAAGCTGCGAGCCGTTCGATTCCGTTCCCGTGTTGATGTTGTAGTACGTGTAGCGATAGTCGTACCCGATGCCGCCGTAACTGCTGGGACCGTAGCCCCACTGGAGGTAAAGACCGTTCAAGGCTACGTCGCAACTGCCTTGATCGTTGGTCGTGATCTGCACGCGCCAACCGGCAACGTTCGCCCAGGTGTAATTTTCCTGCCCGGCCGCGCCAACGGGAAGGAAGTCGCCGCGGCGCATGTACACCGCTACCCAACTTCCCGCGCCGGTAGAAAAGTTCACCGGGGTAATCTGCCCGACTGTACCGCCAACCCCGCCCGGCGCTCCAACCGGGAAATCGACTGGCTTCGCTTTCGTGGAGATTTGCGAGCCCGTCTGCCAGAAAACCTGATTGAGTGTGGTCTGGAACGGGTCAGTTTGGTTCTGCACGCCTGACTGGTAATAGACCGGAGTGATGCTCTTGTAGTAGTAGGCGTAATCGCCGTCGGAATCGTTGAGGATGAATACGACCCTGATCTCTTCAATGTTCTGCGGGTCGCTGACCATCATGGTCAGGACAATCAGGTCGTCGTCGGTTACCTGATTGTCTTGCGTGAGGTCGAGGAAAACGCCGTTCCTTGCAATCGTGCCAACCGTGTTTGCGGCAACCGTGCCCTGATAAGAGTTCAGAGCGAATGTCGTTGCGCCGACGTTGGTCAGAGTTCCATTGATACCGACTGCGGCCAACTGGTCGACTTGCGGTGCCCCATAAACATCGAACATCCGAGCTAGTGTCGCCGTTCCACTGTTGCCGCTGACGTGAGCGACGGCACCGTTGAAGGCTGTTCCAATTCCACTCGCGATGCTGAAGCTGACGAAGTTGTTGACGGCCATCGCCGCGCCGCCGCTGACCACGTTGCCGATGGGAACCGACGACCACCCGGTCACATTGACCAGCGTGTAGGAACCGAGCGCTTCGACAAAGTTGTCAATGGCGAGAAACTTCGAAGCGTTGGGTGTGATGTTCGCAATCGTGTTCGGCGGCAGGATGCCAATGCGGGTTGGACTACCGGTGCCGCTGTCTTTCAACATCTTTGCAGCGTCCGCAATAAACAGATACGGCGTCGAGGAGTTGTAGCAGGTGTTGACTACCGAAGAAAACGGAGCGCCCGACAAACCTGTTGCGATGACCGTGTACGGCCCCTGCGTGTCCCCGGCGCGGCGGTAGAGATTGCCTACTACGTCGGAGGCGTAGCGCCAGGTGCCGACAACTGAACGGAGACGCGAGAGGGAAACGGCAGGGTCTGGGAGAAAGTAATTGACGCCACCCATTGTGCCGTTGGCGTCGCGATTTATTATGACGCTGCCCAACCGCGTACTGACTGCGTTCTCTTCGCGCTCTTGCGCGTCGGCAAGGTTCAGATAGGTCTGTGGAGGACAGCGATCAACAGCGTAATGAGCGACAACCCCTCTGCTCTCAAAGAGGAAAACTACCGGGCCGTATTGGGTGTCCTGTGCGATTACCCGGCTCCTTGCGCGTTGACCTGCATCGAATCAATCCACCTTTGCACCGCTGCGACTCCGCGCTTGAACCGCTCTTGACTATACTTCGCCAATTGATCGTTGCGATACACGCCATCCTTTTGCCATATGTACGACAACGCGAGGTACTTGACGTAGTGCAGAATCGTGTCGGGAATGAGGAACCCATCAAGCAGCGTCAAGGTGTCCGAATCTCGCTGAGAGAAAATGACTTCTACAGGCGCACCAACTGACGGAATCGGCCCGAGCCCCCACTGGTAATTCCCGCTGCGATCCTCGAAGAAGGAATTCGGCGTTCCTGCTCCTTGCCGCCACTGCCGATTGCTGAGATTGAGTTCCTCCTGGGTGACCTCGTATAAACGCTGGAAGTACGCAACCGTTCCGTTCACCGTGTACGAGTCGGGTTGATACTGGAGATACGTGAACTGCGTTGGACTCACGACGGAGAACACTCGGAACACGCCAACGAAACTTGGGTCGAGCGTGTTGATAATCCAGAAGGTCTGATTCACCTTCAGCCCGTGCGGGTCAACAAAGGTCGCCGTGACCATGCTCCCGCTTCGCACCAGCGTCTCAATCGGCAGCGAGAGTTGGGAGATGGAAACGTGGTTCAGTTCGATCGCGTTCGCCGGCAGCGGTTGGTAAAGCTGGCTCGTCGCCGTCTGCTGATAGGCGAGAGCGAACGATACTGGCACCTGCTCCAGAAATTCATTCTGAGCTCTGGCAACGTACCCGATCATCTCGGACTGTTGAAAGATGGGATCTGTAGTTTGCTGCGTTGGAAACGTGGCCCCGGTCAGAGCAACGCCGCTGACGTGCGCCAAGGCGAAGTTTGCTGTGATCGTTCCCGCTACCGGGTCAAAGGCTATGACCGTAATGACCTCGGCGTTCTGGTCAACGTCGCATACCAGCATGGCCCCAACATAGACGGCGATCTCACCGTTGGCCGCGTCGAAGAGAGAGGCGACTGAGATTGTCTGGACGCCGGGAGCGGGGACGGGAGCGGTGGTCGTGGTCAATAACAGCGGCTCGACAAGGTGTCGAGAAATTTCCATCAGCAGCGTATTGACCGTTCTGAACCCGAAGCCGGGAATCATGCAAGAGTGACGCTGTGGTCGCTTGCATTGTACCGCAACAAGTTATAGAGGACGAAGATGATTTACGCGGGGACAACACACTTCCGTGCCATCGCCTGCTCAAACCCGGCCCGGACAGGCCGAGGACTCTTAACCGCCGCCAGCGCCATCATGCGGTCTACCTTGAATTCGACTCTGGAGAGCGTAGGAGCGGCGATCTCGGAACCAGATGGTATGGAAGCCGCTTCCTCCCGCCTTTCGCGCTGTACGGGCTTCCTAGCGCAACTGCGCGGCCTTCTGTAAGCAGGCTTCGGCAATACTATGGGCTGTTCAGGTCTTAGTAGGCACGCAACCTGATGGTAATCGAACCCACCGTTGCCGACGCACTCCAGCATTGCCGCCAATCCTTCCGGGGTCGGTTTCAAACCGAATTGTCGCTCGCGTTCGGCATACCAGTCGAGTAAGGCTTGTTTCCCGTTTCTCTTCATGAATCACACGTCTTTGTTTTGGCGGTACTCGTAGTGGTACGTCGGCTTCTCGATCACATGCCAGTTCTTGATGAGTTTTGACTGCTCAACCGCGTTCTGCCAAAGATGGTCTTCGCCAAACTTCCTGTCCTCAAACTTGATGCCCTGAACGATGCTCCGGCGAATCGCGTCCGTGTGCTGGAATCCGCGAATGTAGTGCAACTGCGTACCGATGATCCGCGTGTGCCAGCGTTGATACGGGATACCAGACATAATCGCCGGGCGTTCTCCGTTGTGCGTGAAAATTCTCGTCACACATACCACGTCAACGTTCTGATCGATGCCCTTGAGAATCTGATGAACGTAATCGTCGGTCACCGTGTCGTCGTCATCGATGAATGTGATGTAATCACCACTTGCTTTTGCCAGCAGCGAGTTGCGCTTCAGACCGATGGAAACATTTCTATCTTCCATTTCCACCAGAATTTCTACGCGTGGAGTGACCTGGGGGGCGAGGATAGCGAGCAGACGGTTTAGGAAGGAAACTCTTCTCGGCAGACTTGGGATGAGGATTGAAAGCAGCATTAGAGGCGTTGCCTCGCCCACTGTGACACTTCCCACGGCCCATCGTTCCACGGTGACAACTGAATCGGCCCTGCATGAACCAACTTCGCTTCCGGCGGCACCTCGGTTATGTACCGCACGTCCTGAAGCGAAAGAACTCTCCTGTCCAGCATGGCCTGAATCTTTGGCAGTTCCGTCACGCTTGGATTGTCGCCCTGACACATGTGCCGGTAGCAGTCCTCGGCGCTGTTCAGCCAGTCAATCGACGTGTAGTAGTCGAGCTTCCGTACCCGCGATGACCGCTCCATGTAGCCGTAATGCTTCAGCCGTGCAGGAAGGTACTTGAATCCGTGAAGGAGTCGCTGCGGAACGCTGGAGCAGTGCAGGTTCGGCTTGTCGCTGTTAACGTGCCGGCCAAACGGTGTGGACATGAACCGGAACTCGGTGAGTAGCGTCCGCGTGTCCTCACTGCCGGGGACCTCGTGCTGCGGACGAAACAGCGACGGGCGCCAGAAGTCTCCGTAGATGCGGTCAGTCCGTACCGTCGTTGGCGCGTTCCACAGGAACTCAATCTTCAACGCGAAGGCGTTGACCGCCGCTGACGCACAATGCTCGCGAATGATCTGCGGCCCTCGGTACTCCAAAACCTCGTCTCCGTCTACGCATAGAATCCACTGCGGAGCGCAGCGCCGGATGATCTCGTCGTAGAGCCAGTTCTTGTCGCGGGATTCGTTCAGGCCGTGGAAGGGAGAGCGGAATACCGTGACCCCTGGTACGGCTTCACAGATGGCAACGGTGTCGTCAGTGGAGTGATCGTCGAGAACGAAGGTGAGCTCGCACAGGGGGCGGATAGACTCCAGCACTTCGCGTATCCATCGAGCCTCATTGTGGACGCGAAGCATACCAGCAAACTCGATCTCTTCGCGGTGAAACTCCTGCATCTCTGGGCCGAGGTGGGCCCGGCGCTCGCGGCCGCAGGTCGCACACAGCCAATCGTCGCAGGTGACGATGCCGGAATATTCAGATGGCGCGACCGACATAGCACCCCTTCGGTTTCAGAACTTCTATCGCGTCCATCGGTCCGGCAGAAGTCGTGAGCGTTATCGGATTGACGTTGATGTTGGGAAATTGTGCCAGCGTCCATCGTTCGAGGTATAACGCACAAGGCAACCAGTCCGAATAACGAAGGGCGCGCTCATCGTAAGCGGTCATCGAGTACTTCACTGCGTCGCCGAGGAAGTATCCGTTCCACTTGTTCATAAACCGAACCACACCGTCGTGAATGATTCCCCCGGGCTTGTGATCGGCGGCGTCGGCCTTCGTTCCTGTCTCGTGGTGAACCACGTTGACCTTTGGCTCGCACCCGATCTGAAACCCGGCCAGTCTCAGCCGAATCATCAGGTCAACTTCCGTGTGGTGGCCGAGGGTCGTGTCCAACATTCCGAGGTCTGGGCACCGCCGATGCTTCCTGTCGGACTCGTAGAGAACTTTCAGCGCCGAACGCCGCATCATCCAACAGTACCCAGCGCACCACAGGCACTCGTGATACTGGCCGTTGAAGAAGCCGTAATGACCGGAACCGGGGTACATCTGCGCGATCTCGGGATGCGCCTCCATCGTCGCGCAGAACATCTCATCCCATCCCGGCGTCTTGACTTCGGCATCGTCATCGAAGTAGGCGAAGTAATCGGTTTCGACCAGCGACAGAAGTTTGTTGACTGCGCCGCAGTAGCGAACGTTCTCCGGCAACCACACGGGAACAAAGCGCGGGTCGCGCTCGGCCCGACCGCAGATGAACTCGCGGATCAGTTCGTCGCCCTCCGACGGGTTGTGGATGATGAAGCAGCGCCATTCGGAGACGGTGTTCTGTGCAATGGCGATGAGGCACGCGCGGAGTTTTTCGATGTCGCGGTAGGCGCATACTCCGATGTCGAGGCGGCGGGTCATAGAACCCTTCTCAGGCCGCCAAATATTCCACGCTGGTAAACTTCGGTTTTCTTGGTTTGCACTTCAAGAATTTTGTCGGGCAACTTCTTTTCCAGCGTCTCGCGGATTTTGGCCGCTGCTTCAGCAACGGACAGAGTGGCGATGGCTTTCATATCCATCTCCGCGATGATCTCTTGGTAGTGGTCTGCAACGAACCGCTCCGCTACAAGGCGAGCTATTTCTGAAAGGATTGCGTTGTACGCGGGTTCGCGACTAAGAATTTCACTGAAGCGAAGTATTACGCTGTCGTCTGTTGCACTGTAACATTCCTTGACAATCATCTGCCCTCCACCATCACCTTCTTCACAAACCAGTCTCCCGACGTCTGCTCGAACCCGATCCCCTGCAACAGCGGCACCCACTCTTCCACGTACCTGTCATTCACTTCCAAGTGCATCGGCATCCCGCCATCCGGCCCGCTGCCCGTAGCAAAGCGGTTGACCACGAAGAACCGGCCTCCCGGATTCAAACAGGCGTAGATTGCTGTCGCCCATTCGGGGATATTCGGGACATGCTCCAGAAAGTCGAATGACACCACGGCATCGAACTGCTGGCCGACAAGCGGGGTCGGGTCCCAAGAATCGGTCAGGAGTTGCTGCGGCGGGTTGAGACAGTACGTAGAAAGCCTTGCTGCGGCGAATAGGGCTGTCCTAGAGCCACGCAAATCGTGGTAGGTGGCCTCGAACCCCATCCGGGCGAGATAGAGCGTTAAATCGCCAATTCCGTCGCCCAGACACAGGACGCTCTTGACCCCCATGGCCTGAAGCGTTGTCGCCCCGCCGTAGCACATGCCAAAGTAATTGAACTCGGGATCAAGGTGGTAAGCGCTGAGTTCATAAATATATGAGTCTGTATTGCGATACCAGTCGAGCAACTCTTCTTCGGTCTTGGGATCTGCGCGGCGAAAGTCCTCGGTCACGGCGTGGTGCAGGATGAACCATCCCTCCGATAGCCTCGCAAGGCAGTCGTCGAACGGCAGGTTGAGGAATTGGGCGATCTCGGCGGCTCGCTCGATCAGCGTAGGCATCATATGAAATTCGCGTGCACTCCCGGCTTCTTGACCTGCTCCAGTACTTCATTGAACCCGTTCCCGCGGCACAACAGCGGGCACTCCTCCAACGGCAGGTTGTTCACCATCGACCGCTTCTTCTCGCTATTCCACAGCGAAGGAAACGACCTGTCGTTGATGTTGCCAATGATGAAGTCCTCATGCTCCATGTGGTGACAGCACAAGGTCACGTTGCCGCTGGCCGCGACTGCCGGCGTGAAGTGCACGAAGGCGCATTCGGTGTACCGGGGGATAACTCCGCTTTCGAGAATCTCGTACTTGGCGTCCGAGCACACAATCCTGGTTCTGCTGGTAGCCAGTTTCTTGGCCTCGGCAATGGCCGCGATGACCTCCTTCTGGCGGTCCAGCCGCTCGCCGGGATAGTGGAGCTCCTGCTTCCCCGGTTGGCGCAGCATCGGCCTGAACTGTAGGTAGTCCACTCCCAACCGAACCGCCAACTCGGCCGCTGGAACAATCTCCCGTATGCAGACCTCGCTTGGGTAGGTCAAAAACGCGAGCCCAACCGTAGCAAGGTTTGCTGAGGCGAGCGCGGCCTTCGTCTCGACCAGGTTCGCGATGCCGTCCAGAACGCGATTAAACTCGGCTTCGTCTTGCCCATGTGATCGGCGGAACTGCTCTGGAGAAGCAGCGTCGAGGCTGACCCTGACCCATACCAGGCGCGTCAAGATAGCCGCGGCAAGTTGTTTGGTAATGACAGAGCCGTTGGTGATCAGGCCCATCTCCGGACGGTGCTCACAGGAGATCAACTTCTCAAACTCAGGATGCAGTGTCGGCTCCGAACCGCCGGTGAGCGTTACGCTCTTGACGCCCAAATCCTGCAAGTCGCCAACCAGGCCAACGAACACATCCGCGTCCATCACGGCGCCGGTGAACCCCTGATACCCGGCTGTGCACATCGGGCAGGCGTGATTGCACTGCGAGTCGTAAGGGCAGATGTGCACGTTGATCGGAGTCGCTCTCCCGGTCGTGGCCCACGAGTGGATGTTCTCGAAGTGGTTAAGAATTTTTAGGGGTGATGGGTTCATGCGTGCATTCTACGCCTAGAGTTCGTGGTTCTTTGCGCCGTATTTGCGCTCGAAAACTTCCCGATTCTGGTGAAACAGGTCGGCAGTATTCGGCCCGGTGCGGAATGTCGAATGTAACCCTGTGCTGTTCGGGTCGTGATCAGCGAAACACCCGTCCCAAATGCCGATCTTGTAACCTGCGCGCCGCACCCGCAGGCAGTACGAGTCGTCCTCGAAGCCGTAGCCAGTGAACTCTTCGTCCATCATTCCAACTTCGAGCAGCGTCCGGTCAGGAATGAAAACGCAGATGAAGCACACGATGCGCGGATCCTCGCGCAACCCGATGTTCCTGCACCGCTGGTTTGGATTGCCGACTACGTTGGTCGAGGCCGCAATGACGCCGTACTCCTGATTTTGGTTCCACTGATCTTCGAGTCCCTGAAAGCCGAGGGGTGTGCGGAGTAGCGCGTCGTCGTTTAGCAGGACTACGTGCAGCGCCCCGGCTTTCATTGCCGCCTGGATGCCAATATTGGCGTTGCGGGCGAAGCAGAACGTGTCGTCGTGGTTCACGATCTGGCAGTTGTACAAGGTCATCCACGGTGCCTTGCCGTTTCCCCGGCTGCAATCCCACACGAGAACAACTGGTATCTCTGGCTCGCAGTCGCGTAGAGCCGCGATGCACGCGTGAGCGTTCTTCTCGGTGCGGGACAGAATTACGACGGAGGTGTTCATTAAGCCTTCTTTGCAGATTCGAAGCTGTCGATGCACTCTTGGCACACAATAACTCGTTTCGGCCCCGTGCATAGGTAATGCCGTAATCCGGAAATGTCGAGTTTCCCGGCGTGCATAAGCGGGCCCTCCAGATTCATTACCTGCCCGACCGGAATCCGCTCTTTCGTTTCATCGTCTTCAAGAATGAGATTGAGGCTCATTTCACCGCCTGCAACGAGATGGTAAGTTTCGACACTTCGTTCGGATACTGATTCTGAACCTCGCCCGTCACCTTGAACCGCGCCTCGATGCCATACGATTTGCCGAACCGCTCGCGCTCAGGCACTCCGTCGGTAAAGTAGAAGAACGTGTTACGCGACCAAAACGTAACATGGGTAGGATCTTGCCACGCGCCGCGCCCATCAGTCGTCGGGATGAAGATGTGAATCACGCCGCCCGGCTTCAGGACACGCCAGATTTCGTTCATCAGAGCGATGATGGGGTACTTGACGGGCTGACGCTTCAAGTGAAGAGATACGCCCTCGACTACCGATGAATCAGTCGTCGGCCAGATGTGTTCGAGGATGTCGTCTGCAACGATCTCGTCAACGCTGCTGGTTTCCCACGGCCACGGCAGTTGTTCCAGATCGACAACGAGGTCGGCAGGTTCGCAGCGGTCAACGTTGGTGAAGCCGTCGCCGCGCAATCTATCGCTACATCCGAGGTTTAACTTAACTAGCTTGTCATTCATGCTTGCAAATGTACATGCAAGCGTCAGACAGTGGCAAGAGTTTTTTCTGGCTCAGGAACCGGCTCCGTCCAGTCGGCAGGACGGTTGACGCCGAACACGCCCTTACCGGCGCAGGGAGCGCATGTGCTGCTCATCGTGCCAGAGGCCGCACCGGCGACAGGAACTGTGGTTTGACCCGTAGCGTTGCAGTTCGTGCAATCAGCGACAAACCCGCGTCCTTTGCAATGGTCGCAATTCGTGATGACGCCCTCACTGATCTTGCACATCGGGCAAACATGGACGGCACCGTGGTACTGGCTGACATCGTTCTTCGGCATTGACATCTCCTTAGCGAGCGGTCGATTGCGGTACTCCGACTTGTATACCAAGGTTCCGACTAAAAATATAGGGGTCGCGCCTGTCGGACAGTTCTGTGAGGCGCTTCGCCTGGTCGAGATATTCTCCGTACAGTGCGAGCGACTGCTCGAAGTCGGCACCGCCCTCTTTAATCCGGCACCAGTGTGCCGCATACATCTCAAGGGCACTCTCGATTTCATTTTGAAAAGGAATGACCACAGAACTGTCGTAAGGCCAAGTTTCTGTTGTAACAAGTTGAAGACCCGTAACCGTTACTGGTTCTGGAACCGATACCGCTGGGTGAACGCCAAACGCTGTTAATCCTAGTGGCCACCAACGCTCGACCGCATCGCCGAGATCGTTCTGCCATGTACTCTGCCACGATGCTTGAGTGAAGTCCATGTCCCAGAGCGTCAGCTTATATAGCGCGCCACTGGCTCCATAGATATTGGTAATGCAAAGAAGGTCGGGCGGTAGTTGCTGCCAAATCGAATTCGGCTGCAGGGTGTACGGCACGTTCACAAAATTGGTCGGCCTCCCCACGAGCAGTAAGAGGTCCGAGCAGGCTTCAACCAAGGCCGAGTAAATTTCCGTATTTAGCTGCCAAAATGTCGGGGAATTTGGGTCGAGCTCCTCCAGGCGGCTGCACACCTGCGGAGCGAGTTGTCCGATTGTGGTCGGCATCAGACGGGATTATTGTACGTGGGCGGATTCGCGAAGGGTAGAAATTTCTGCTTTCAACTGCTCAATCTCCGCCTGCTGCTCTTTCACGGCGTTCACGAGCGCGGCAATGATCGGACGATCAGCCAGGGTTAGGTACTCGGTGCCGTCGTGCTCTTCGTGCCCCACAGCCTCTGGGATGGCCTGCTGCACGTTCTGCGCGATAAATCCAGCTTGGGTAAGATCAGCCGGGAATCCGGTAATCTTCTGCCCCTTATCATTCCAGCGATAGAGTTGCGGAGACAACTGCATGATCGCTTCAAGCCCACGACTGAACGGGGCCACGATGTTCTTCAGTCGAGCGTCCGATGTTCCGGTGAGGACGGTGACGCCACCCAACTTAGTCTGTATTGCCGTGACCGCCGAGAACGAACCTGCGGTCACTCCCGCTGTGCCGTTATAAGAGAGCGTGCCACCTCCGCTGGCGAGGTTCACGTTGCCGGAGGTGTTGATGGCCACTCCGACCGTTGAGCCGCCGACGAGGTTACACGCTACGCTCGACCAACCACAGTTATAGACAGCTGTGATCGGCGTCGGGCCGCCGCTGCCCGTCTGATAGGCCACGTTGTAGAGCGTTGCGCCGCCGCCGTTGGTGGTGATGACCTGGCCGCTGAAATTGTTGTCGGCGGTGTAGTTGTTGGCGATGGCAAGTCCGCCAGAGATGGAGCCACGAAAGACACTAGAGATGGCCAGCGGTAGTCCACTTCCAACTGCGAGGCCAATGTTGTTGTTGAGGTAGTACTGACCTGGAGCGCGTAGGTTAGTTCCGTCGGAGAACAGGTACTCGTTGCCCGTAGTGCCGGGAAAGTACCAGCTGCCTGCGGCGATGGCGGTCGAGCCGATTGCTAACGACACTCCATCTGCGTGGAACACAGTGTTATTGGACGCTCCACCTTTGGTGTTTTCGGCAGTTAGTTGCAGTCCGGCCAAGGAATTGCCGCTGTTGTTCTCTACTATCGCTCCGCCTATTGTGGCCGGAAGATTGCCTTCGATGATTAGTCCGTTGCTGCTGGAACGGCCATTCACCTGAGCATATAAACTGTTGACTCCGCCCTGAACAGAGCATCCCGTCGCGCTCGATCCCGGATTTGCTCCCACGCCAGTCACGGTGAAGGTTGTCGTGCCAGTACCTCCCGACGCGATCAGCTTGGCACCGCTCTGCGCGATGTTGTAGGCCGAAGTTGAGCAGCTGGTGACGAATACCGACGTGCTTGTGGCGATGTAGTCCCACGGCCACGTCCCAGTGCCAATAGTGTACGTGAACGTGCCGCCGTTGGGAGACGACCACGCCGCCGTCGCGGTGATCGGGGTGCCGTCCCCAGCCGCACCGTAGTACCAACCCATGCCTGTATCGAGGTAGTAGTTGCAGAACTTTTCCGTACCCGTGCTCACCGCAAACTGGCAGGTCTGCCAGCGCGTGTAGGCACCGTTCGTGCCCTGAATGATGTTGTGATACTCCATCGTGTCGGTGCCAGCGCCGGAGAGGTTGTAGTCGCCCTCTATCTGGTTCCAGATAGCACCGAAGGAGTTGCTGATTACTCCTCCCCCCTGCGCCGCGTTCCACCCGGAGATGATGACGGGGTCCCAAACCCCGTTATAGCTGGAGCCAGACATGCTGGTGCGGTAGATGTTGCCCGTCCCTTGGTCAACCCAATCGAGCAAGTTCTGTCCGCTGTTGGCCGGTGACCCTAAGTTGATGTCGGCGCTGCCCGCGTGCGTCCCTGTCGAGAAGTTCAACGACTGGTTAACTGCCGTGGTCGTCAGGTTGGATAGCGCCGTGTTGGCGCACGTCGGCTGTCCGCACGCCCCTGTACCGCTTCCGCTACCACTGTTCGTTCTCGCCGATGCCGTCGACGTCGATAGGCTGACCGTAGCCGTACCACCAGAGAACGATGAACCCCTAACCCTGAAATTGGTCAGTCCGGCCGCGTTCACCTGCCAGGTTCCAACTCCGGTAGTTGAGGTCACCGCAGTCGTGGAGTTTAGCGGAGTGACATTGGTCGCCACGTAGTTGACGCCATCGCCGGTCGATTCAAACTGCAATGTTCCAGTGAACGAACCCGTTACTGTGACCACTACACCGCCGGTCCCGGGACCCAACGACGCGATAACGCAGGTTGTCGACAGCGAGCAGTCCCCGCCGGCGGTGCTGATCGTGCCCGTGGTAATCGCCCACAGTCTCCCTGCCATCAACGCAACAGCAAGAACGACCGCGGCGCGCGCAAGTTTCATGGTGCTCTCCTTTCGTTTAGAACTCGTCCCAGCTTGCAATGAAGGTGTCGGTCCCGGTGCCGTAGATCCAGAACTCGATTGTCTGGTACGGGTTGAACTGGCTGCCGGAGAACCTGCGGAATGGCTCGGTAGCCGTTGACTGGATGATGCCGAACAGCGCCGCCGAGGTCGGAGACACGTCGGAACCGTTGCCGATGTAGATGTTGCCCAGCGACGTTTGGCGGTCGATGACCAGGTTCGCAAACGGCTGATTGAGCACAAAGTATTCGCCGCTGACGTGGTTGTTCTGGAGCCCCTGGACGATGATGATGTCGAACGGCGAGTGCGTGGTGATCGTCTTGATAATGCCGCCGTCGATGGACGAATACGGGTAGGCGAAGTTGCCCTTCGGAGCGATCGCTACCCTGTCTCCGACCCGGAAGCCTTTCGAGCTCGACACCGGAATGTACGAGAGCGCTTCGTTGCTGCCGGGCTTCGTGTTGCCGGTGAACTGATCGGGAGCCAGCGACCCGTTGGCGCCGAGAGTCGTCCCAAACAACGGTTGCGACACGTTCGAACTGGCGATGGTCTGGACACCAAAAGAACGAATGACGCTCACGCTTTACCCCCTCTTGTTGCTTGACGGGAATTTCAGTCCGCCCATGCCGCGCTTCGCGTTGCGGAGAATGTCGGCGGGACCTTCGACGAATGAACCGCTGGCCTCGTCGTATCGCGTCTCAGTCGCGAGCCGCGAGCGGTCAACGTAGTAGTTGCTGGTTCCATCCTTGCTGTTGACCGGGATGTCCACCACTCCGCCGTTGACTCTGCGGTAGGTATCGTGAACGCAGTCCGATGGGTCACGCTGCCGTTTCTTTGCCATCACGCACTCCTGAACTTTCTGCGGTAGAAATCTGCCGGGGTGAAGACCTTTTGCTGAGGCGGCCCCTGATTTTCGGCGTTCATGTTGTGCAGGACATGAGCAAAGTCATATCTTTTTTCGGCTTCACCCAACTGCCTGCCAGACGTGACGCGCACTTTGTTTCCTCTTTCATCGACCACGTGATCTAATACGAGGTCCCCATAGGGGTTCACATAGGCCGACCTGCGCTCCCGTGCCTCTTTCGCGCAGCGACAGTCCACACCCAAGAACTTGCCCCCTGCATACCTAGTACGGTAGCAAGTTTCCCCGCAGTTGTCGCAAACATTGGCCATCAAAAATCTCCATAAGCGCTGTTCCCGGCCATCACGGCATGGGTCGCGTCCCACAAATTTCCGCCCGGGTCGAACATCGGAACGTCCTCGTAGGGCAGCGAGAGGTTTGTCCGGTACAGGTTTTCGTCCTGGGACGCCATGTGCTCGACTTCAGCGGAGAACTCCATCCGCTTATTCTTCGCCTCATTGGCATCGTAGTACGGGTTGTTCTTCGGGCCGCGCCACACCAGCGCCTTCGCAATCGGCTCGAGAATCACAATGTCGGAGCGGATGTACGGCGGCGGGCTGTCGAGGTCGCCAACCAGATTCGGGGGCTGCACGTACAGCAGCAGCGGAAACGACTGCTGAATCCACGATGCCGGGTAAAGTTCGACCAGGTAATTACCGTTGGGATCCAGCGGCAGCGGGGCAATCGCCCACGGCCAGTTCTGGTTCTGCCGCCACGGGTCGACTGCGTTCATCCAATCCTGATTGGCGTGCACCCACATGCGCCGGCCAAGCTGCATGTTGACGATGTTCTTGATGTACTTCACGTTCGGGCCCACGTTCACGTACTGCTGGAGAATCCAGTAGCCGAAGGTCCCGCCGGTCGCTCCCCACTTCAACGTGAGTTGCAACTGCTGGCCGATGGGGTCGACGTCGAGAATCGTGTAAATGGGATTGTTGTAGCCGATTCGGAACTGCTGGCCAATGAGAGCCGCCGTCCACGCCGTACCTGTTCCCTGCACCACGTCAGAGCCAAGCGTCACCGTGGCTTGGCCCTGTGTGGTCGCCTGAGCAACAGTCAGTTGCCCGGTCACGAACAATCCGAACCAAGTCCTGCGGTCGTAAATCTTGCGGAGAGCCTCGTTGATCCAGATGGGTGCCTGCGCCTGACAGTTCGGATTCCAAGCAGTGACTTGGCCGATCATCTGGCCGAAGTTCATCTGGTTCTGGAATGGCTGGAAGCCACTCGGCAGAACTTGCCAAGGCACGGTGCTCTGAAAATTGGGTGGGCCTGGAATCACTTCCTCCTGTGAAAACGCCCCCTCGGAGCGAAACCGAGAGGGCGTTCAGCATCGACCGACTGCGAGGTTAATAGCCCAAGAATTCTGCGAACCATGTGCACGCGCTGAGATCGGTGCCCGGCAAAATTTCCTGATTGCGACCCGTACCGGAGAAACTCGGTATGGTCACCAGCAACTTAATCGACGTTTGCGGTTTTGGTGTCGTGCCGAATGCCCCCGCTGCCAACACGAAGTACGCGGCATACGCAATCGCCTCTGCGTTATCGCAGGCAATGACCCAGGCGCCGAAGAGGTACTGCATGTCCACCTGCGCCGCCGTGATCGGATAGCCGCCGGTAACGTAGTCGGACGTGCCCGGCTGCAACTGATACGCCCGCATGTTCTGCGATGGCCCGAGTACCGCCCGGCAATCCGCAATTCCTGTGACCTTCAACGACATGGTTGTCGCTCCTTAATTGATCCCGAAGCCCTTGACCAGAACATCGGACAGGCTGGTAGCCACTGCCGTCAGTGCCATTCCGGCAACGGTGTTTGTCGGTGCCGTGTTCGCGATCATTCTCGCCGGCAGGAAGGCCGAGGTCGAACCGATGAGGTAGTCGCCAGCCGCAACCGATGCCGCCGACTCCGCGCCGGTGATGAATCCGCCGGTGATGATCCAGATGAAGTTGCCCTTCACCGCGGCGAGCAACTGCGCGCCGGTCAGCGAGCCGGGGTAGTTCGTGGTGTTCAGCGGGCACCATCCGGCAACGCCGTTGATGCCGAAACCGCCGGTGCCATCGTTGTACTTGCCGCTGACCGTGGTTCCGGTTTCGTCGGTGAAGTACACGAGCCCAGGGGCCGCGATGAAATTGTCGGCCGCCGTCGGGAAATAGCGCACGTACTTGATCGTCAGCGGCCATGCCTGACCGTTGGTTCCAGTGATCGGCACGGTCACCGGGAACGTGTACGTTGCCCCGAGCGGGTTCTGAGCACCGTTGTTGAGCAACGACGTGTTGTACGTGTCAATCGTCGTGTAGATGTTGCCAGTCGTGATTACCGGATACTCAGTGCCAAGCATTGATTCTTCTCCTGCCCGCCTCAACCGCCGGCGGAAAACTTGTCTCGCACTCTACGCGTAGAGGCGTTAGCTCGTGATGCCGGCCAGGATGCCGCCCAACCGGGGAGCGGAAACCACGATGTCACCGCCGAAGCAAAGCTGGCCTGCGGCGTCAACCGAGTTCGGAAGCTCCTTGAAGCCGGTGAACCCGAAGTCGAACAGTTCCTGCTCCGAAATCCATGCGCACATGAAGTCGGTGTTGATCAGGAACAGGTAGCCGCTCGGACAGTACTGGTCCACCACCAACCGCTGGTTGTTGAACCGCAGCGCCTGGAAGCCGATCGAGAACAGGTCGCTCGTGGTGTCCATGACGCGCTGCGCCGGCACCATCTTGTTGTAGAGCGAGTTGTAGATCGACTGCGTGGTCGTCAGCAGGTTCGGCTGGCGGTTGCCAAACGTCGCCTGCCCGTAGGCCAACTGCAATGTCGGAATCGACAGCGGTCCGGCCACGTTCTGGTAGTAGCCGTTGATGCCGGTGTTGGCACCGGAGCCGATGGCAGCGCGCGACAACCCGCCGTATGACGGGTAGTTGGTGCCGTCGTCATAGGCCGCGAGGAATCCGTCCAGCGCGATCTGCGAGGTCACCGTGCCTTGACCGTCGCCGTACATATCGGCGGCGAGTGAAGCAGCCAACGCCTGAGAGCCGTTGACCATCTTCTCCTCGACGAACGACATCACGGCAGCGGACCCGCGGTTCAGCGGCAACTGGGTGCCCTGAATGGTGACGTTCGCGTAGTAGTACTTCACGTTGAACGTCATCGCCGTGTCCGTCTGGACGTAGCTGATGTCGAACGTTCCGCCAGGCGCGAACGGGCCGGCCTTCAGCGGAGCGTACTGAATCGGCTGCTGAATCTGATTGCCGCCAGGGAAGCCCTTGGTCGTCTCCCCTTTGAACACCAGCACGAAGACCGGGGACACCTTGTAGTAGTTGTCCACCAGTTCCGGCACGATGTAGTTAACCGTCACGGCCGAAATATCGTTATACGGAATCGGCATTGTCAGATCCTCTCTTGTCGCTACAAACTATCGGCCATTACTGGCCGTAAACTTTTTACGCCTCGCTTGACTTCGCGGCCAGGCGCTCGTTCAGCGCGGCGGCAGCGCGGTCAACGTTCGTTCCACCGTTGACGTCGGTAACCTTGCTGCGATTAGCGAACACCGACAGCGGCGACTTGGCCGACGGCGGCGTGAAGCCGGGAACCTGCGAACTCTGGTTGTCTTTCTGGAGTTCCTTCAGGCGCTCGCGAGCCCTGCCCTCGACCCGCGCATCCTCGCGCTTCGTCGCGGTCATCTTTTCGTAGGCATCGGTAATGCTGTCGAATCGACGACCAGCCTTTGTCTGCTCGCTGACATACTGCTTAAAGGCGGCAGAGTCCAACTTTTCGCCAAATTCCTCGCGATGACGTTCGCGAACCATGGACAATTCGTCTGACTGTTCAAGGGCGCGCGACACCGCAGCTTGGACAAGTTCGTTGCCCTTATCCTGAATCGTCTTGTTCAGGTCTTCCTTCGTGACCACGTTGCCGAGTTTCTTGGTGACCTCGGTCAACTGCGAGGTCAGCGCGGCCAGGTCACTCGAAGCGGCGACGGGTTCCTTCTTCGCCGGCGGGTCCTCGCGCTTCGTCACCGCTGTGTCCGTGTCGTCGTCCTCGTACAGCGAGATCATTTCTTCGGCCTTGCCGAAACGGAACTTTGCGGTGGTGTCGGCTTCGATCTTTGCGACCGCTTCCTTGCCGAGAATTCGTTCGAGATCAGACAAGAGACTTGGCATCATTCACTCCTACGCTGGAACCGGCACTTCCTGCGGCGACTTGTTCCCCGGCGGCGGAGCCGATGGCTCCTGCGGCGACTTGTTGTCGGGAACCGCGCCCGGCGCGGCCTCAGATTCCAGCATTTTCGGGTCGATGTTGAGTTTTCCGGAGATCACCCCGGACAGACTTTGCTTTACGCCCTCAAGCCCTTCCTTCAGCGCAGGTGCTGCTTCAGCCATCTTGTCGAACGTCTTGTCGATGGCCTTATACGCCGCCAGGATTTCGCCTTGAACTTTCGGGTCAACTCCGCCGCCAGCAGCAGGGGAAGCCTTTGGCGCACCACCGACGTTTGGCATCGCTGCCATGTTGTCGTAGACGCTCGGAGGAGGCGCTGCTGGCATAGGATTACTGTTTGTCGCTCGACGCTACCGGGTGGCCGGTCTTCTGGTTGACGCTGTAGCCGCGCTCAGGAATCGCGCCGCCGTCCGTTGTGCTGCTGTGCCCGAAAACTTCCATCGAGCCTTTCTTCAGCTTCGGACTCTTCGCGTCGTTGCCGTAAACTTCCTCGGTTCGGTTCTTCCCGCGGATTGGCATTGCTTGAACCTCGTTGAACGGTTATGAGGGCCAGATCGCTCCGGCCCTCGATTGGCTGGGTGCCTGACTACTTGCTGCGCTTGCCGCCGCGCTTTTTGCCACGGCCCTTGTGCATACGTGCCTTGCGACGCGCCATGCTGTCCCTCCTTTGTAGGATTCGGGGTTTTTTTAAGGTGGCCTCCACCACCGTCAGGCTTACCGTTTCCGGCTAACCCTACGCACACTTTCAAGCACAAGCGAAAGACTGTAAAGTGATTCGGTATATTTTCTATAAAACCAAAAAACTTGCTACAATCTCGGCGATGGCACACGTAGACGAAAAGTGGTCGGAAGCACAAAGAAAAGTCGCTGAGTGGTTACGCAGTAAGGGACTCGTCATCAAACACGCCGGGGAGTTCGGCGACTTCAATCTCTGCACGCCGAAGATGACCCGCATCCGCGTTCGACGGGCCGCTTACAAGCAGATTGAGTATGAGCAAGAGCCGCGAGGTTGGAAGGTTTCGCTCACTAACGGCGGGGTTATGAATCAGCGCAACATTGACTTCTTTGTGCTGTTTCTCGAAGTGAGCGATGACCTGAAGGTCATCGGAATTACCCGACCGCTGTACGTTGTAATTCCATCCCCGATGAAACAAACAGTTGTCACCATCACCACCCGGCATCTGTTATCACAGAAGTGGAAAACCTGCCTCGATAACTGGCAGGTCATTGCAGAATTCGATGAGAAGAAGCCAGTAGCCTGATTACTTCTTGTGCCCCTTGCCGCCTAACGCTCCTGCGGCCTGTGCAATGACCGCCTGTTCCGCCATCTCTTCCTTCAACTCCGCGTTGTTCTGATCGACGTCGATGTTCTCGTCGAGGAAGCGGAATACGTTCTTGCGAGACAAGTCCTTGTTCTTGCGGAGAGCAAAAACAATCGGCATTTTCTCCTGTTTCTCTATGGCTAGAACGCTACCGCGACGAATGGTGAAACTGACGCTCCTAACGAAGTCCTCCGGTTCCATCCCCTTCGGCATGAGATGGCCGTACCACGGAACCAAGTCCCCGGCCTGAATCCCCTTCGCGCCGTACTTCTGGATACGGTGCTTGACCGAGTAGAACTGGAGCATGTTGGAAACGACCAGACTGCCGGCCTTGACCAGGTAACTTTTCATCCCGCGACCCATGAGCCGGATGTTGGTCGAACGGCTGTTGAAGATCATGTCCAGCGCGTCGCCGCCGGGCACCTGCTTCTTCGAAATCGCTTGCGAGATCGCGCTGGCGCCGGAGGTCTGGTCCATCTCGCGCTCGATGCGATCTTGGGTTGCAGCTACGTACTGCGGAAGCGATGGCGCTTCGAGGTAGCGCGGCTCGCGCGGCGCGTTGTTGTTGTACGGCACCTTCTCGCCGGGACGGTTTGGGTCGATCGTATCCCAATCGCCCTGGCTGAACGCGGCCTTCGGTGCCATTAAGGGGCGCTCGATCGCGCCGTACACCGTGTCCAGAACGCCGCCGTTGATGCGGTTCAAGATCGCCTGCATCGCGGCAATGGGCTCCAGTGGGCTCAGTCCGTTCTTCTGCCACGGCACGCGCAATGACCTGTAGAGCGGAAACGGGAACTTAGCGTGCCAGTACGGATTGCAGGTATCCTCGAGCACCTTCTGCTGTGCGCGCAGGATGATGCGGCCACGAGGCCACAACGGCATCCCCGGCTCAACCCGGTAGCACCAGTTGCAGGTTGGCTGGCCGTCCCGGTCAACCGGGCCCACGATGATCGACTCCTTGCCCTGCCACACGGCATCGTCGCGCAGCCAGAACTCCTCGAGCATGACCTGGGGGACCGTGGACTCAACCGTCTCGCCCTTGACACCGATCATGCGCTTGACCGAGTTCGGAAGGCTGTGCCACGTTCCCTTGCTCAACTTCGCTGGCCGCGTGAGTTGACCCGGCATATCGGTCAGACTGCGGTCAGCCTTGATACCTTCGGCAATCGTTCCGTAGCGCCGCTTCAGCCACGCCAGGTTCACCGGACGGCGAACGATGCACACCTCGGCTTCGTCGGGATCTCGTGCCGTGCCCAACATCATGAACTCGGCCGGCGAAAGGTCTTGGACTTCGACATCGCCCATGCCGTTGTTCAGCAGAGGGTTCCACTGCACCTTGCTCGGCCCAGTGTGAATCAACCCCCACATGACGATCATCTGGAGTGTGGTTTCGAACTCGGTGTCGAATACCCAATCCAGAATCAGCTTGTTGAAGAACTGCTGCAGCGGGGAGAATCCGTCGATCTCGGAGAAGAACTTGACTGTGAAGTCGAGCTCCAGATCGGTCAGCAGGCCGACCATTTCGACGAACTGGCGGAACATGCGGTTAACGACCGGGCGGGAGCGGCCATAACGAGCCTTCGCGCTCCACTGCTTGCCGTGGATATAGTCGATCAGCTTCGATGCAAGTTTGGTTTCATGGGATTCCGCAAGGTCGGCTTCAGCCTCTTGACTCGCGGCGTCGCACCACTCAAGGACATCTTTCTCCAGTTGTAGCGGCGGACGGTACTTTAGCGGCTCCACGGTTGCAGTTTACCTGTTTGTCGGGAACATGCAAGCACTTGGCTATGCGGTGACGTTCTCTTTTATGGCCGCCCAGAACTTGGAATTTTCCTGAGAAATGGATTCGTTCTCTGCGGCAAGTCGCTGGCGCTCCTGAGCGCAAGCAACCATCCCGGCACCCGTGGTCACGCCGAGTTCTTTCAACTTTTTCGCCTGCTCGCCGGAAATGATGATCAACTGGTCGTCGAGACACAACTGCATGATCGACGCCATGGTCGCGCTCACCCGGTCGGGGAACCGTTCGATGAACTTCTGCCACACCTGGCTGTTGACCCAGACCTGAGCCTTGATGTCGTGCGGCCCCGGTTGCTCGTGGTGTTCGAGTTTGATCATGTCCGGCTTGAGCGCCATGAGTTGCGCGTGCTCGAAGACGTGCCCCAACTGGCAGCGAAAGAGATGGACTTCGGGGTTCTCGGTAAAGAGTTCCTGCTTGGAGTTCTGCTTGTCGCAGTAGGGGCACCAGATGAACGATCTTTTTGCCATGGATGACTTTCTACGCCGCCGCTGGAGGTTGCGGTACTAGCGGTGTGCTGACGCTGACAACCGGAGCGGCCGCAGGTGAAGATGCGTTAGCGACCGCAATCGCATCCTGAACCTTTGCCGGAGCGGACTGAGCGGTTGCGATGAGTTGCGCCGCCTGTCCCTGGGTGCTGTGAGAGCCGCTGTACTTCAGCGCAATACCCAACCCAGCCGCGAACAGCGCCGCGAGTGTCTTGTGCGTCGCCAGCGTTCCGTCCACGAGGTCTTTGAGCGCGGGCACCGATAGGTACATGGTGACGAAACCAACAATGGCCGCGCTGATTGTGTGGGTCGAGATGTTGAATGTCGCGAAGAACTTACTGATCGGATTAGTCTGATTCATGCTTTCTGTCCTCCTCGATATCGAGAGCGACTTCCGTAACCAGTCTAATATGCAGCGCCACGAGCCGCTTGGCGTCGGACTGGTTGAGTGCAGGCATTTTGAAATCGCAGTCCTGGCACTCTACCACCCATGCCCCACTTTCCTTGAGCGTGGCCTTCACTCTGTGGCGCACTGTCGGCATATTAGAAGAACGTGCTAACCGCCCAGAAGAACAGCCCAGCGGCAATCAGCCGACCACGATACCACGTATCGGGGGTTCCCGGTGGCACATTCCACGGCCCAACGAAGGCCGCAAGCCCGAAAAACACTACTGCCAACACAACGAAAATCAGATGAAGAGGTGCTCTATTTGGTTCCATTGTTGATCTCCTTTACAGTTTCGGAATTCCCCGACAAACGCCTGTGCCTTCGTCGAGGTCGTTCCACGTCACAATCTGAACGAACGGCAACTGGTTGGTTGCCGACCAGTATTTGTTGATGTTGGCCCATGACCGTGCCCATGTCGCCGCGTTCGGTCCCTCCGCGGGAGCGACGCGCGCCGGCAGGTTCGGATTCCACACGCTCGTCGGCTTCCCGTTGCGGATAACCGTGTCGTCGAATCCCATGAACACGCACGGCACGTACAGACCGCCGTCGTGCCTGGTCGCATACTGCTTGCAGAAAGTTTCCTGCGGGA